TTAAACCTTGCGAATCCCGAACTGCGCTGCCTTGACTGTTGAGTTCTGCGGTACACCTGCAGCCAAGTACAGGCCCATGCGCGAGGTGATCACGCTTTCAGTCAGGTCAATCGTGCCGCGCTGCGTTTCCAACTCCCCAGAAAAGCTGGCCGGCAAGGTAAACGGCTCTTGGTACTTGTCCATCGACCGATAGTAGAACGTGGACGATGCGCCATTGACCGTCTTGATAATGGTCAGCTCAGCCTCCCAGGCCAATATGCCGCGCGACGACCCGACGATATCTACCGCCGACACCATTTCGATAACGTCACCGGCCGCCAGGTTGGTCTGTACCACGTTGGCCGTGGGTTGCATGTAGATGTAGCCGCCCGCCGCCGCCAAGTTGCCACGCAGCTCGATGCACTGCGCCTCGCCATAGGCGGCTGGCTCCTTGAACCAGCGCGTGGTGATACCGGTCAGGCCAGAGCCAACGGCCTTGTAGCCGTCCGCCAGCACAGACCCGGCCACAGCGTTCACGCCAGCCGGTAGCGTGCCGCCAGTACCCGCCAGCAGCGGGTTGGCATTGAGGCAGCCGAACGGGCGGATGGCCGAGTAAACGTCGCCAGAGTCCGTGGGCAGCGGGATTCCGGGAAACTCGAAGTTGGCGGTGATGATCGGCACCACACGCGAACTGATGAACTCGGCACCCAGGAGATTCGGGTGCAGGCCTTCAACGGTCATTGCCTCGGTGAAGCCGTCCCAGATGTTCACGACCGGTACGAACTGGCTGACATAGCTCAGCACCCAGTCTTTGTAGGCGATCGCATCGGCCAGCGCCTGTCCGGTCAGCGCCCTGCCGCCGAAGCGCGGCGTACCGGTACCGACGATCAGGTACTTGCCCGGCGTATTCAGGAACGCGGTGACGATCTTCATCACGTTGGCTTTCGTGTCGGCCAGGCTCATACCTGCCGTGGTGCTGTCGTTGGTCCGCGACAGCAACAGCCACACGTCTGCAGTGGACGACGCAATGCAGGCCGGAAGTCTGGCCAGGAACTGCCCGGTGTGGTCGCCGAGCTTGCCCTGGTTGTCGACGTAGCTGGGAAACAGCCCGGTGCGCGCCGCGATCCAGGCCGCATAGCCGTAGGCCTCGGTGCCGAATGCCGTCGCGGCGATGGTATGGCAGTTGCCCGAGAAGCTATCGCCGAGCAGACCCAGGCCACGCCGGATCGGTTGGCGACGTGGGATCGGGTTGACCAGAAGGCTCATCGCGTCACCTCGAAGACAGCGCCAGCATTGGGTGTAATGCGCGTCGAAGAATTGCCGAGCTGCAGCAGGTAGCCGCCGTCTTTGGTGAAGGTGTCAGTCACCACCCAGCTACCGCCGGCCTGCTTTTCGACGGTCACGCTGCCGCCGTTCGCCTTGACGATCAGCATCGTCTGGCCCATGTATTTTTGAATCAGCTGGGTATTTGCCATTTTATTGTTCTGTTACTCGGAGGTAATCAGGGGCTTTGGGAGCGCATCAACAAAGCGGTTACACGCTAGGCCGGCTATTCGGGCTGAGTCAGCGTATTTAGCGAGCTCTCCCGCTCGCGCGTCAGACCTGCTGAGCAGCTCGGAGAGCACCATGGCGGCGCGGCTGGCTGCCTTGCCTCGCTCGGCAGCGCCGGTATTGCCGGGGGCGCAACTGGTGGTGGCTGCCAGCTTTCCGGCTTCGACACGCAGCCGGTCGCCAGCAGCGTCAGCGACAGCAGCATCAGTAAGCGCAGCGGTCTGTTCTTGTCTTGCATCGTTTGCCACCTGGTTGGCCGCTTTCTGGCGGCGTTGCTCTTCGGTTCGATATTCGGTGGTAGTGGTGGCCACCGTTTCGGTTTGAATGCTGACTTCCTCGGCCCACTTCGCCTTCCAGGCCAGATCAGTGACGGTCACGCCGTGCCGGTATGCCCCGTACAACGCACCGGCCAGCGCCAGCAGGACCAGCAGCAGGCCGACTGCCTTCCACGGCAGGGCCTTCACGCCAGCACCTCAAGCGCCCGCGCATAAAGCGCCTGCCGATCAGCCAGGCCGTTCGTGCCGCCGTTGATGCGCTTGGTGATGGTCACGAACTCGCCCTTGTCGGCCAGCGTGTTGAGCGCGGCCCGGTGCCAGAACCACGCCGCCGACATCGCGGCGTGCTGCGCCAGCTCGAGCAATTCGGGATGGTTGATCAGATCCAGGCCCAGCGCTTCGGCGCACTCGGCATAGTTCGCCCGCCCAGTGATCTGGATCAGGCCGCGCCCACGGTATTTGGAACCATCGCCCGGCACGGTATTGCCCAGGTCTTTGCGCCCCTCGTACCCTAACTGCTGCGGAGTCGGCCCCCAAATCTCGCGGACATAACGCAGCTGACCGGACTCATGGCCGACCTGGGCGATGAACGCCGCGATGCGCAGCGGGGTCACGATCTGGTACTTGCTCATCGCCGTATTGAGGACAGGTGCAAAAACGCCGGCTCTCTGGCCGGCGTTTGGGAGGATCTGCAGCAACTGCTGCGCGGTGATGGACATTCGGTTTTCTCCAGGCAAAAAAATACCCGCTCGATGGCGGGGTTCGGTGGCAGGTGTACGTCAGGCCAGTGATTCTTCCACAAGCATCGGTGCGGCGGCGATCTCTGGAATAGCAGGCGCGACCGGCCAGACCGGGGCCTGATGCCAGGTAGGTTGGGCGGTTACCTTTCCCAGGGCAAACTTGTAAGCCTTCCAAGCCTTGAGAATGGGCGCGAGTGCAGCCGCTTCCGTCTCTTCCTCTTCGGTAGCATCTCCGGCCTCAATTCCATAGCCCAGGGTTTCAATGCGGTCCTGAATGCGGGCGATCTGTTGAGCTGCAGCACTGCTCCGCTCGAGCAAATCGCTCTTCGCCTTGGCAAGGGATCGAGCTTCAGTAACTGCGTCTTTCATTTCTTTGGTAATTAATTGCGACCAGTCAATGTTGGACATATGTTCAGGTCCTTTAAACCGTTTCGATCAGAGGGAGAGCTTTCGGAAACTGGACGATACCGTCAGGCACATCAGTTAGGTCCGCGGGGTAAGCTTGCTCGGGGCTGTAGTTTGCGGGAACAGGTAAAATCAGGCATACGACAAGTTGTCCGCCCTCAAAATTAACGTCATCCCATATCCATTCACATGCAATGGCGGACTTCGGCAACGTACCCCCTTCTTGCATTGGCGAAAAGTCGAAAGTATCTCCATTAACCTTCAATACCATGCCGTTTTTTTCTACAACAAATGCATCATCCCGTCGCTGGGGAGCTATTTTGATAATCATTAAAACCACCTGCCAACGGCTATATAACAAAGGTACGAAGAAGCGGTACTCGACGGGGAAACAACTCGACCGATGATGCCCGTAGTAGTGGCACTACCATCGGATGCCCCCCAACAAAAGTAACCATTAGAGGTCATGGCCTGCATCGTCACTGCCGGAACAGCAGCAAATGGCGCAGGAAATACGAAAGAAACGCCGCCTGAGTAGAAGATCGGTCCACCGCCCTGGCTAGCCGCCACTGGGGCTGGCGATATCCCTCGGCAAATCATCGTGCCGTCCAAATACTTCGTGAACGTCCCCCCATTCAAATTTCCAGTTTCTATTATCGCCCCGGTGGGCATGCCTCCCGACTGTGAAACGGTCCCTACTGCGTTACCCTCGTGGTATAAGGTCCGTGCTACTTCACCCATTGAAAACCCACCGACCTTGAATTTGTTGTCGGTGTCAATTCCAAGGTGAAGACCAAACGCCCCATCTCGAATAAATGTCATTACCGCGGATGCGCTATTGTTGTTGCCATTACCTATTCGTAGCGCCGTGTTACCGTTATTGTTAGTGGGGCCTATTGAGGCTATGCCGGGCGGAGCTCCCGAATAAAGACTTGTCCCAACGGAAGAATTAGCCGCCCCCAAGCGCACACCGCCCAGTGCCTGGATGGCTTCGCCAGCACTCTTCTTGCCGGTCCCACCCTGCTCAATCGTCAGCGCCGTTGTCAGACCCGACAGGGAGAGGATGTCGCTGTTGTTCCCGCTGGCGGCAGCAGCAAGTGCTGCGCGCACACCTTCGCGCGTACCAGAAGTGCCCAACACCGCAAGGGTAGAGCCGAACTGATTGACCAACGCCCGGAGTGCGTCAGCAGAATCCTTGACGTAGCCCTGCATCGGAGCAAGCGCGTACCCGCCCGCGTTGTTTGTGACTCCCTGATAGTTCGGCGCGATCGACATCGCGGTATTGCTGGCGATGTTGGTCACCTCATACCAGCCGCCATCTGGCCCGCGAAAGCCGTCGCCTACCCTGCTGTTTGCGATGAAAGCGGTATTGGTGCCAATGACCGCATTCGAATTTTGGGTGACGGAAACCGTACCCGACTTGTACCAAGGCATGATGTTTACTCAATCAGTTGATGTGTCAGACGTTCATCTTTGCAAAGACTGCTGGCAGAAAGAATGCTGTTGGATTGGCCGCTGCAATGGTGATCGCGTAAAGTTTGCTGTTCGGAAAGTCCCACCAGCAATACAGCGCCCTTGATATAGCACTACCCGAGTTCAACCCCATCCCAAACGAGTTAATCAATAGATACTCGTTCTCAGGAAAATTGAACGGTACTGAGTAATAGCAGCGAACAAAGTTCTGCGAAGAATAATCGTACCGCTCATAATTCCAGTTCTGAAACGCGCGGGTAAAGTTTGCGCTCGGCGTTCCAGAATCAAATAGCAGATTTGTCGCGCCATCCCATAGACGCATGCCGTAATCCGCCACCGGCTGCGCCGCAAACTGCGCGACAAAATACCGCCCATTGGGTTGCGCGGTATTCACGTCATACGCTCGGACGTAGAACCCTGTCCAATTACCAGTTGATCCCACAAGACGCATCATACAAAGACCTGCAACTGCATTCACAGTATCAGGCCTAACAAATACCAACGGCGGCTCTTGAGATGTCACTGGCCTAGGAAAATACGTGGTCGAGCCAAGCCCACTTTCCTCGGTGGGCTGAAAACGTCCCGAAGCAATAACCATCAGACGCGCATATTGCGAGTCAAGAACTACCACGTTACTGTTGTTAGAAAACTCTAGGCCGTATGCTTCCGCCATTATGAAAACCTCATAACGATCAGGCGCATAGTTCCCGAGGAAACCGTGCTTGATCCATAAGTTCTGGTGTGGTTGTAAACCCTAGCGACACCGTCAACGAGTTCTGTTTCATGCTGCCGTTGATTGCTGTCGTAGGTGCCGGCCGGAATCACCATTGCCACTCCGTTCCCCGGCCCCACTCCAGGCACCGCGAAGTCTTGGCTGGTCTTTGTGGAGCCGGAGAACGTGACAAGCGTCGACAGCACAACCCGGATCGTGAACGAATTCTCGTCCAACTGGAGCGCTGCATCTGCGCCCCACACACTCATGCCATTGCTCATTCGCTGAGGTCTCCCAACTGCACGCGTTTGACGTTGTTGGTGTCGTAGACCCGGACTGATCGATTGGTTACCACCAGCCTGCCGCCTCCAGCGCCTGATCCGTTGATCTCGAGCGTCCCATCCTTGCGCAAGATCCAACCTCGCTGCCCGGCCACATAGTCAGTCGAGCTTATGAAACTGCCTATCTTGGCGTTGGTGATCGTCCCGTCCATGATGAACGTAGGGCCGAGGAACAGCTGGCCGTTCTGAGCAACGAAAGGTGTCGATATAGCCCCGCCCGCCATTGAGTTAACGATGGCAAATCGATCAGCGCTCACCAAGAACTGGCTTTGCAGACCTGCCTCGGTGTTCTCAATACCAAAACCGAAGCCCGCCGCCACATAACGTCCGTCCTGCGTGACCTGCATTTTCACAGACCACATCGTGCTCAGCTTCCCTGCAGTGTCCGCATAAGCGGTAGCGGTTTGCTGAATCGCTGCTGTGTTCTGGGCAGCGGCATTATTTGCAGATGCGACCGAGGCCGAAAGCTGTTGAAGCGAGCTTGCGGTAGATGCCTGGTTGGTGCTGACTACCTCACGCAGATCAGTGACCTGGCTGGTGTTTGCACTCACCGTGGCCGTCAGTTGCGTTATTGTTCGTGCCGTGGCTTCGTTCTGAGCGGCTCGGGTAACAGCCTCCTGAACAATGCTGGCCGCGCTGTTGTAGCCCTTCAGCGCATCCGCCAGCGCGCCCTCTCCGTCATCCTCACGATACGCGGCCCGCAGCGCCTGCATATTCGACGCCTGGGCAGTGACGACGCCATTCAACTCATTGATTTCGGTAGTGTGGGTCTGAACCTGAGCAGCCAAGCCGTTGGCCGTCTCTAGCAGCGTTCCGACGTCATCCCAGTACGCGGCGTTCGGTGGCGGCGTTCCTTTGGGCACTGCCTTTTCAGCCTGATAGATCCGGCCATCGTCCACGACCATCTGACCTTTTTCATATGTCTCGTATGGGTCGTAGGCCTTGAGTCCGTCTAGCGCATTGATCTGGTCTTGCAACTGCTCGATCAGCTCGATTTTTTGCAGCAGCTTCTGTCCGAGTTCGGTTTCGGTGATCTGCCCGGCGATCATTTCAAGGATCGCCCCAGCATCATTGCTGGTCTGGCCCATCACGCCGGCGCCGGTCGGATACCACGGCCCCACGTTACCGGTCCGGTCCACCAGGCGCGCCCAGAAGAAAAACGTCACGCCCGCCAGCAGCCCCTGCATGACGTGTTCCGACTGCGGGTAGGCCAGGTCGCTGAGCTTCGTTGCCTTGGCCAGGTCGGTCGTCTGGCTGTACCAAATTTCAGTGCGCTGTGTGTCCTCCGCGCCAGGCGGGAAAGTCCACTTAAGATTGATGCCGAAGATCAGCGACGCCGCAGTCAGCGACGTGACGGCAGGCGGTAGGCCCTCTTTCCCCTTGAGCTGCGCCAGGATCGAATTCCGCCAGCTCGACGAGATGTCATAGGCGCTGACGGCACGCACGCGGGCGAGATAGGCACCGGCATAGATGCCAGTGATGTCGACGCTAGTGGAGCCGGTGCGCTGCACCTTGATCCAGTTGCCGCTGTCCTTGCGCCACTCGACGTCATAAGCCACGGCGCCGGCCACTGCTGGCCAGCTGATGGTCATCGTTGTAACGGCCAGGCCTTGCGCGATCGCCGTCGTTGACGCCAGCGAAACGCTGGCAGGCGATGCAACGACTGTAATCGGAATGACGCTGATCGGACGCTCTTCCAGCCGGGCACCGGTGTCGATGTAGCTGAACTTGCTCGGCTCATACTGAAGAGCGGTAATTGCGTACTCGCCTCCCGCACTGCGCTTCACGCTCAGCACCCGGTACAGAGGGATAGCTAGGTCATCGGCATCCAGCGCCCATTGCAGTTGCGTGGTCGGCGTCTCGCTGTACGCGACGGTGACTGTGATCTCACGACCTGCCACCGACTGCACGGTCCGACCTTCGGCCTGGCCACTGGGCAGGTTGACGATCAAGCGGTCACCAGCCTTTGCCAGGGTGTCGCGATCGAGCGTTACTACTCTTCCAGCAGCACCAGAAATACGTCCGCCGATCTCGCGGCCGGCCAGCAACGAATCAGCGACTGGAATGATGTAGCCAGGAAGCGGGATCGCGCCTTCCATACCGGTGCTGAAGCTCACAGTACGGTCTTGATTGTTGCTCATGACGACCCACTTGCCGCGACGCTGACCCTCGGAAGCGCGCGTGCAGCCGATCGCTGTCAGCTCGGTCGGCTTGTCGCCGAAGCGGCGCTGCAGCACAGGGTCGGCGAACGTAATAACGTCGGTGTCGTAGTTGTTGTCCGGGTTGTCGTAGCCAACGATTGCCCGGGTGTAGCGTGTCTTCGCCGAAGCGCTGCCGTAGGTGAATTTGCCGTCGATGACGTTGGCGCGAGTGAAGATGTAATCGAAGTCCTGGCTCCGCGGCATATCGGCTTGCGCAACCAGCTGGCCCTGAGCCCAGTAGGTCATGCCTCGATAAATGCCGGAGATATCGCGCAGCAGCGACCAGGCATTGGCCTTGCCCTGCAGGTTCATATCGCACAGGAAGCGAGGCTCTACGCCGCCGACTCCATTCGGGACATCCTGATCGCAGTACTGCGCGATGCGATACAGCTCCCACTTGTCGACCATCCACGGCTTGATGCGCTTGCCCAGGCCAAACCGGTCTTGAGTGCATACGCCATATGTCACCCAGGCAGGGTTATTGGTCCATGCCTCTTTCATGGAACCGTCCCACACGCCCGAATAGGTGCGGTTGAACGGATCGTAATTGCTCGGCACCTGCCATTTCCGCGCCTTGCACTTGACCGTCACTGCGGGAATGTTGGTGAACTGCTCAGCATCAAACTCGATGTAGAGCAGCGCCGTGTTCGGGTAGCGCAGCTTTGCGTCGATGACTTCTGTGAGCCCGGCCACCAACATGGTGTCAGCGATCTTGTTAGTGTTCTGGTTGGCGGTCAGGCGGCGGACGCGGATCTGCCAGCCGGATGTCGCGGTGGGCAAATCGATGCGGCGCGATCGCTCGTAGCGCGTGGTGGTTTTGCCGTCCACGGCCTCCAGTAGTGCCTCCTTGTAGCTGCCGCCGTCAGTGGCCACGTCGATGGCGTATTCAATGCGGTAGCCGCCTACACCGTTGTCGTCTTGCTTCTGGAGCGCGGGCCACGCCAAGCGCACACGCACGGCAGACAGCTGCGTGTTGGTGATCGAGCGCACCCACGGAGAGTCGTTGCGCAGCTCGACGTTGACTGTCGTCTCGTTGTCGATCGACGGAATGCCAGGAATGTACGACTGATCAACTGAACCGGTGCGCCATTCCCATTTCACGTTTTGGAAATTGACGTTGCCGCTGGCATCGTTGATCGGCGTGTTGTCGAGGTAGATATCAGCTGCCGTCGGGGTGCCTTCAAACTCGCCCTCGCCTACCGCGATGAGCAGCTTTGCCAGGTTGGTAGAGCGCAGGCTGTCGGAAGCCTCGGTCGGCGACTTCGGACTGCTGCTGCCGCCTTTTTCACCGTGGATATCGATCTTCAGTGCTGCGCCCATACTTTTCTCCAGGCATAAAAAAACCGCCTCTCGGGCGGTGTGGTTTCGCGAATATGGCTACGTTTTGTCTTCGGCGTAGATTGAGGCCGAGATGATCGCCCCGCCCCAACGCCTCTCGCCGATGCAGATCGGGACCGGGTTGCCGCTGGCCGTGGTGTTCTTGGCGCTGCCGAATGCGTAGGACGGGGAGTTTTCCGGTGATGCGCTCTGTTTCAGTCCGGAGGCCTGGGGGCTGAGCATCTGGATTACGCCGCCAGCAGCTGAGCCGATACCTGCCGCCAAGAGCGCAGGCTGAGAGCCGGGCGCGACGAAAAACGACGCAATGATCAGTGCCACACCCAAAACGGTCTGGAGCACACCGGCTCGCTTGCTGCCATGAATAACGGGCACTACACGCACCTCACGTGATCCGCCCAGGCCAAAACCGTCCTCACCGACGTTCTTGCCGTTGCGGAATATCGCGAAGCGCATGCCGAGTCGATCAAGGCGTCGGATCTCGTCAGCGAATCCCTCCAGTGTCGCTTTCAGGGCTTTGAACACCTCCCAGGTCTGGCCTGAGTCGATCTGCCTGCGGTGCACCCTGCCGAACTTGCGGGCCAGAGCTCCTGAAAGCTTGATCGTGGTCATGGGCGAGTAGTGAATGGCTGCCATGTGTTTCTCCGGACATGAAAAAGCCGCCCGGAGGCGGCTTCGAGTTAACTCGATTTTACTGAGATTAGCGTTTACAGGATTTTCACAGGGATATTGCTTGTTCCCATATCCCAGCCACCAACTAACCGCTCATTTCTGATCAGAAATCTATAATTCCTGGCTCCCACATATCCGCCAAAGCTATTTTTTGCATTTACTGCGACCTCAAGAAGATATCCACCTTCCACCTTTCTTCCCTCAAAAACACTTCCAACCACATACCCTCTATAAACAGATCCGAAGCTGTAGCGGGCCGACTCAGGATCTTTCAAGTAACCTTGAAAGAAATTCCTTACAGCCTTTTCCGCATCAGCTTGATAAACCGAAGCGCCGTAGTCTGCCGCCTGAATTTGCTCGGGCGTTGGCTTCGAGGCGCACCCCGACAATGAAACCATCAGGATAAAACACATCAAAAAAACGCGCATAAAATACTCTCCATGTTTTGACAGAGAATACCATCGTATCGACCGCATACCGAACGTATCAGATTACTGCAGCACTATGCCTAAGGATAAGGCGCGTTCGATCCAGCCACGGACCACCGAAAACGATGATCTCCGATGGTCTTCCGTACAGGTGGTGCAACAGGAAAGGTCCTGGACCGAACACGCCGCCTTCCTCTTCAGGTAATGAAGCGTCGGTGCCGAGATAGATGCCAGCGTGGTTCGGATGTTTAGTCCGCCCTACCTCCATCACGATCATGTCGCCGCGTTGAGGCTGATCGACCTGGACGAAACCAGCGGTCTCGTAATTGGATTCGTACAGGCTTTCCGCGTCCGCACTTTCCCACCAGCCGTCCGTGCGATTGAATGCTTCAAACTCCAGGCCGAACTCGCGCTTGTACCAATCGGCGCAGACCTGCCAGCAGTCCCATGCGCCATGCACGAACGGGCGTTTCAGAAGCGGCGTGTTACCAGTCGGTACGATGGTCCGCAGGTCGCCCTCGGGCCAGCTCAGGATATGCCAAGGTAGCGCCGTCGCCTCGCACATCGCCAGGTCGCGAGGTGACGGCCTGCTGGTCGCGTCGGGGTGAGAGTGGATAACTCCGATGATGACGCCCAGGTCTTCCGCAGCAGCGTAATCGTCGGGGCTGATGCGGAACTCTTCGTTTGGATCGGTCGCCGCGTTGGAGCAAGGAAAGTACTGCTGCTTTCGCCCCACGCTCAGGAGCAACCCGCAGCACTCGCGCGGGTACTCAGCCGCCGCATGCGTCTGCACGGCCGCCAAAATGTATTTCAGCATGGTCAGCTCCGAGCGATCAGGGAGACGGCGGGGAAACCGCCAAAGGGTACTTCGTTGCCAGCCCCGAAGCGCGGCGTGCAGCCGCGCGTCAGCGTGGCATCGCAGACATCAAGTTCAGGGTTATCGGTGGGCTGACCGTCCTTGTCGACGTATGGCCCGGTGTAGCCGCAGTTTGGCCCGCGATATCCACCAGTGAGGCACCAGTGACAAAGCGTGGTCATCTGCCGGCCAATCGATTCGCCGCCGACGTCGCCCGGGCTGGCCAACTCCCAACTGACCGTTTCACCGTCCTCATTGGTTTTCTGATCGAGATACCAGACCTCGATAGATTCCTGAGTAGGATCGGCGTCGGGGTTGCCGCCAGGGAAGTTCTCGGCATCCAGATACCTGCCGAGCGTATGCCGCATCGTCAGCTTGAACTCGAGCAAATCCTCAAATGCCAGGCAAAGCGCCGTGATGCGCCCGTTGACGTTGCCCACGGAAAGCGTGGGTCGAACTGCCGTACCGTCGCCATTCGCTTCAATGCCGTCAATCTGCATTGGCCAGGCCCCATACTCATTGCCTTGCCACCAGATTGATTTGGCGGGCAGTTGATCAGCTTCAAGGCCGACGGCTATCAGTTCAGCGGCAGTGTGCGGGATGGCATGACCATGGAAGCGCAAAATATCCGCGCCGTACTCAGACCCATCGAGCTCAAACAGCAACACTTCGCTGCCTGGCTCAAGCGCCTGGATGTCAGCAATCAACGGCATGATATGTCCTTAAGGGTGGAAGGCCCGGTCGAACGTGGCCGTCAATTTGAATACGTTGCCCCCCATTGGGGTGGGCACTGGGTTTTTGCAGGTGAACAGACCCAGCTGTCCGAGCGGCGTGGTCCAGAGGAACGCTTTCGCTCCGGCGTGCTTGTCGAGGAACTCCATGATCTTCAGGACCCTGTCCTTCGTGCCCGTGAAGGTGATCGGGTATGAGTCCTCCTTGTTATTCGGCCCGTCGCCGACGTCCTGCTTGTAGCCGTTGCCGAACTGAGAGGTGCGCACCCGATAGGTGATATCGGGCGCGTCTCCGTGCTGGGTTGGCCAGGTAAAGGTTTCAATCGCCATAACTACCTGCCATTTGTGAGCCTCCAGATAGAACCACCAGGTTGCAGCGCGCGAGCGATTGCAGTCTCGGCCTCGGTTTTTGCCGCCTGCTGAATGCCTTTGCCGAGCTGTGTGGACGCTTCCTGTGTGCTTGCGCCGCCCGAGTCGCCAGATGTTTGAACGGAGACCGAAACAGGGAAGTTGTAGGTGTTGCTTCCGCTGCTGCCGGCCCCGCCCAGCGCGCGGACGCCGAGCTGGCCACCGGCAGTGCGGGTGAGCGGCATGATCGCTTCGTCACCCGCCTCGCCCATCACTCCCACACCTCCACCAGCCATACCAAACGCCGTCGGTTTGCTGACGATACTGTTGGTGAACGCAGCACCATTAGCGAACATCTGCACGCCGCTGGACCACGCTCCGCCTTTGGCTTGAGCTATACCAGACCAACTGCTTAGAGCTGCATCGCTGTAGCCAGCGGCTGTAGACCCCGCCGCAGAACCAAAGGAGGTAGCTGCTGATGCTCCACCGCTAAAGTAGCTTGTAGCTGCCCCGAAAAGGCTCCCGAGCAAAGCGGAACTGGCCTGGCGCGTTGCGATACGAGCCATGTCGGACAAAATGGACTTTGTGAGATCAGAAAACGAAAATTTCCCTGATATGACAAAATTCGCCAGAGAGTCATCCATGCTGTCAAAGGCATTCGTGAATAGAGTTTTTGTTTGTCCAGCGACATCTCTGGCCTGTTCCAAATAGTCCTGGAACGCAGACGAGGCTCCTGAGCTCCAGCTGTTTTGGGCAACCGTCATGTCGTCGTAGTTGGACTGAACCGTGTCGCGCAGATCCTGCTGGTTCTTGTTGAGCGCTGCCAGCTTCAGGTTGTACTCGTCGAGGCTCATCCCCCGAGAGCCATCACCGTATTGGTTGGCCAGCTCGACCTTCTGCTGGTTAATCCGGTCATCTACGGAGTTTTGCTGGTCCGTCAGTCCACGCTGGCGATCGCCCATGCCAAGCGTTGCAGCAGAGCGCTGCCCCTGTTGGCGCAGCGTTTTGACCTGCTGCTCCAAAGCGCTGGTGTAGGTCGAAACAGCCAGCTCTTGCTTTTTGAGCCTGCCTATTTCACTGGTAGCGAGTACAGACAGTTCGCTGTCAGCTTTCTTCTGCGCCTCCACCATCGAGGTGCGAGCGTCGGCGATCTTCTGATCAAGCTGGATGCGCTGCTCAGCGCTGGCGGAGGCCTTTCCCTTAGCGGCTTCCAGTGCTGCTATCTCTGCTTCATAAGCCGACGATACATCACCCTTCTGCTGCTCAATAATCGCCGCGCGCTGACTGGCATAGGACTCTGCCGATACCAGCCCGGCTTTCTGCGATGCCTCCAGCTCCTTCTGGATGCCGTCGTAATAACCGGTGATCGACTTCAGCTGATTTTGCGCAGCGTTGAATGCAGTCAGGTCGATCGCTGTAGCAGGTTTGGCAGGGTCTTTGTTTTTGTCCTTGATGTTTTGCAGGGTCTTGGCGACATAGTCAGACTGGACTTTAGGGTCGTCCGGGTTGGCCTTCTTCAGCACCTCAACATCGCGCAGGTAGGCTTTAGTCAGCTTGTCGCGCTTCTCAGCGTTGGTGAGGTTGGAATCACTGATCAGCTTGAGACGCTGCTCGGCAGCAATACCCTCTTTCTGGCGCTGCGCCTCGTTACCCTTGGCGGCTGCGATCGCCGCCTGTGTTTCGCGCTGCTGGGTAAGGAAAGCCAGTTCCTGCTTCGCGGTGCTGAGGCGCTGAGCCGCATCGGTGTCTGTTGGATCGTAATTTAGCTGGCTTTGGGCATAGGCAGCCTTCTGCTGCAGTGCGACTATTTTCTGCGCATCGTCCTGCTCTCTGCCAATGTTCTTGACCGAGTCGAGCGTTGCTTTTGCCGAGTCACCTACAGCCTTCCATCCACGCTCCCATAGGCCGAGATTCTTTGTGATCTCACCTGACCGGTCATTTATCGCATCGGCATAGGAGTCGGTCAGCAGCTTGGCAGCGCCAATGGTGTCGCCCTGCTCTTTCAGCGCTACGATCTGAGAATAAACGGACGCAGTAAGGAAATTGTACTGGTCGTTCAGATCCTTTGCGGCAGCAACAGGGTCCTTTCCGATTTTGGCAAACTCAGCGACGGTCTTCTCAACTGACTTGCCCGTTGCATCCTCCATTGCCGCAGCGGCATCGGCCACAGTCTTGAAACTGCCGCTGGCAATACTTCCGCTGCTCGCGATCTGTGCGAGGGATGCAGCCGCCTCGCCAATAGTCCCGTTGACCGCCGCCACTTGTCGCGCCATTACCGACAGATTGCCGGAAGTAGTGCCTGCGACGTTGCCTGTCAGAATCAGCGCCTTGCTGAAGTTGTCAGTTTCCTTAGTGCCCTGGCTGTAGCCGTAGATCAACGTACCGATAGCTGCGGCAGCAGCAACCGCGCCACCGACTACAAGACCAAACCCAGCGGTGAGGGGTGGAGTTGCAGAGTTCAGCGCTCCAGCAGCCTCCTTGGCATTCTTCGCAGCGTCAGCGGCCGTGTTTGCACCCTCGGCCATGGCACCCAGGCCTTCACCTGCCGCTTCAGCTCCATCGGCTGCTGCTTTGGCACCAGTACCAACACTCTCGAACGCCTCACCTACCGCACCAACCGTCCCACCAATACCGAGGATGGATTTGATCTTGCTGCCCAGCACATCGAGCGTTGGCCCGATACCGCCGAACGAATCCTTGATCTGCCCGCCCTGCTGCAGCAAAACCAGCAGCGGGCTTTGTCCCGCGATGATACTGGTGAAGATGTCGGTAAATTGCTCGGGCAGCTGCTTCAGCGCCTGCTCAGTTTGAGCCGACGATGAGGTGGTTTTTTTGAGCGTCTCACTGAAATCACCAAGCTTCTGACGGGACGCGTCAATCCGGGTCGAGTACTCCTTGAACGTATCGGCATCGATGAGCCCGGCGTTCTTGTATTTCTGCAGTTGTGCCTGCTGCTCATCAAGTTTGCCGAGCGCTGTCAGCGTAGGGTTGATTTTACCCAGCAGCGCTTGAAGCCCTTCAGCCTCAATGCCGGTAGCAGCCGCTGCCTTTTTCGTCGATTCAGCAAGTTGGTCGGTCGACCCCACCAAGGCATCAGAATCAGCCTGCAATCGACGCCGAAGCGCTGCCAGGCTGCTGGCAGAAGAGCTTGAGGCGTCCACAGCCGCCGTGTTTCCGGTGACACTGGTTGTCAGGCGCTGGTAGTACTCGCTCGAATCCAGCGAGGCCTTGGCCATCGCTGTGAGGCGAGCGATCGCCTGGTCCGTTGTTTCGTTGAGCTTTCCCTCCGCCGTTGACAGGCCCGATGCTGCTGACGTCGCTTTGTCAAAGCCCGAGGAAACCCCATCAGCAGCCTTCTCTGCCCGCGCACCAGCGGCGGCCAGTTTGTCCAGATCGGTAGCGGCCTGCGCGGCATCGCCGGAATCAACCTTGATCCCGAGTTCTGCAATGGTCGTCATGAGCGCTCCGTTATTTCGATTCGCTCATCACGAGCAATGCTTCGACTTCCAGCGTGCGGAGGTCGGAAAAGATGCTAGGCAGTTCGTGCCGTTTGATGCCCACCATGTGCGCCGTGGCGGGGATGGCGGAGTAATCAAGGCCGGAAGCGCCACCCGGCCCGGTTCGCCACTGCGTAGAGAGCGATTCGAAGAGGCGAAAGGCCTTCCATGAGTCAGGCCAGACCTCGACCTCTTCGACGGGGATGTCAGCCAGCGTCATGCCAAAAGCGGCGAGCTCCTGCTCCGACGGACCAGGCTCATACAGGGCCCGGGCCGCCGCCTTCAGTTTCCCAGGCGTGCTGGGTCGTAGGCCGACTGGTATGCGTCGATCACTGCCTGAGGCGCGCCAACGCAAGTGGTCACCAGTGCGGCTACAGCCTCATCGGTGAACTTGTCGTCGAAGGTCCAGCCGGTCACGACGTCCTTGATCTGCTCGACCTGCAGCGCGATCTCGGACGCGGTCACTTCCTGCCAGGTGATGCCGTCGTCGGTGTGCCTGGAATTCAGCTCAGCACGCGCCTTATTCCAGCGGCCGAACATCTCGGCTAGCTCCGTGCGGTCCATGTATTTGAATTCGAAGTCCACCTTCACCGCGGCTTCGCCGATGCGAGGGATCATAACCGGCGCTTTGAACGTCGGGTTTTGAGCGATCTTGATCTTGGCCATGGGTTACGCCACCACTGCCGAGTAACGTGTTGGGCGGCCAGCGAGCGAAACACTGATGACGCGAGTCATGATGCTGCCTTTCGTGAGGGTGGGCGTCGATGTGATGGAAACGTAGGCGTTGTAGAGAATGCTGTCGCCATTCGGAAGATTTAAACGAAGCACTCGCGTCTGCTTGTCATCATCGGCAGCCTCGACCACGGGCACATACGGTTGCGCCGGATCATCGGCGACGGTTACCGCCATGCTGACGGGGCTCTTGGACGTAGGAAGTTGGTGGTCGTCATCCTCAGCCAAAAACCCAAAGGTCGCGAACTGCTGATCGCCCCCGCTCGATGCCAGATCAGTGATCTGCGAGATCTCGACGAACGACGTGACCTCGCGCACCGAGCCAATGCCGGAACCAGCTGGATAAGGCTGCACATTGACGGTGTTGATCTTCTCCAGCGCGAATGTGCCACTCAGGCTGTTATCGACGCGAGCAGCTCGATCATTCAGGCGAGTCCAGCCCGACGTTACGGCGATGATGTCACCGTCAGCCAGGCCATGCGCAGCGGCAGTGGCAACAGCTGGATTTGCATTGCTCAGCGCAGTTACCGGGATTGCCGCGCCATATGCGGAGGCGATCTGAAGGGTTGCGCCGTTGGGGAGTCTGAAGCCCATGTTGGTTTTCCTCTGTGCAGAAATGACAAAACCCGCTCAATGGCGGGTTCTGGGTTTGCCCAATGGGCGAATTAGTTGGTGTCGGCGCGGTACTGAAACGAGGCGGAGACTGTCAGTGTGCTGTCACCGGTGATCGGCGGCCCAGGTTCTACCGGCGTGAGCACCAGCACCTCGAACGCGTCTTGATTGAGCCTGAGATAGGCCGGGAACAGAGCGGCAATATCGTCGACAAGGCCCTCAGCTTCGCCAGTCCCATTGCCTGCCGGTGTCACAACGTTGACCTGAAACACACCGGTATATATACGGTGATCGCCCGATAACGTGTCGGTACCGGTCCCGGCTGGAAGCATGAATGCTGCCAAATACGTCTCGTCTTCCTCTGGCGTGAAGCTGACGCCCTGATAGGCGATCCTCAGGTTGCGCCCACCTGCCCACGTCGTGAGTCTCTGCTCGAACAGTGAGCGGATTATTTTGTGGCTCATACCTGATGATTCCTGATGGCAGCCTCAACAATCTGCTGGAAGCGCGCCACGGTGATTCGAACCATACCGCCCGGTGCCTGGGTCGAATGCCCAAATTCCAGCGGGATGGCGTACGGCAGGCTGTTGGTGATGTAGGCGACGTCGCCGGCGTGGAATTCCAGCACGCCGTTTGAGATGCGTGCGTTGGATTTGCTGCCGCTCGGATCGAGCTCTTCTGTGGTCGTCCCATCTGGCGCGCCAATCCCGAACATCCAGTTGCCACGGAATCGGCCACCGACGTAATCCTGGCCAGCCACAAGGCCGTTTACGTTGAAGTTCTGGACACGCTCGGTCTTGGTCAACGGCTTGGCGTATTTCACGCCTCGCTTCAGCTTGCCGGACTTCGTAAAGTTCGACTCTGTCAGGTTGATGACCGTATTGCGCAGGGAAACCTTGAAGTCGTATTCGTCGGCTGCGCGGGTGTTGGCATCACGAAACGCAAGGTTGGCCGCCCATATCTCCGGATTGCCCACTGGAGACATCCGGATGACGCTGCTGCCGATCTCGATGATGATCTCGCGAAGACTGACATCGACCGCTTCCTTGGCCTGCTCGGCAAACCTGGCGAGGTCGAGGGCGAAGCCGCCGGACTGACCAGCACCTGCAAGACTCATGAGCGCACCTGCAGCTCGTAGAGCAGTGGTGTGCCTGCCGGGTTGATCTCTTTCAGCGGTGGAATGATCGACCAGGTGCGACCCTGGACCACCACTTTGCTGAGCAGCGTCGGTGGCTCACTCAAGCCTCGAGCGGCAATCTTCAGCTTCTTGTCGCCTACCTTGATCAGGGTATTGGTCTGGAACTCCTGCCCAGTGAAGTCGAGCAGGATGCCTCGGGCGGTTCTCTCCGTGACCGTATCTGGTGATGTGGTGCCGGTCGCCGGGCTATAGCCGCCCTTGATTGCATCGCGGATGGTGACTGCCTGGCCGTATTCGGTAATCAGATCGAGAGCCATCACAGCCATCTCATCGTAGAAGGCCATGGTGGCTCCAAGTCAATCAGGCGCGCACTGCAAACAGCCCGCGTCGTTGAAGATAGTCTGCAAACTGCGTAGCGCTGGGCCTGTCCGGCGCAGCAGGCAGAAGTCGCTTGCTCGTATTGCTGATGGTCGCGTATTCACGCTCTACCGCGCCGTCCACCTTTTCCTTCGTGACCGCGCCCTTGCGCTTGTCGATAGGATCAATGTCGTCGGCATGAATCTCAGCGGCCAGAGCCATCTGACCGTACTGAATGCGTGCCGGGAGGTACCGCTCCGGCTTGTTCTCGCCATCCAGGCGAATCTCCCGGCGAGGCCAGGACAGTGCCTGATCGCCGGTGGATTTGCGTCCCTTCCAGGTCATGCCGTCCATCACCAAGGCGGCCCGGCGCAAAACAGCCTCTTGCGCAGCCTCTTCAGCCGGGATGGCCGCACCGAATTTCCCGGCATAGATCACCAGTTCAGCGGCAGTGGCGTAGCTTTCAGCGTCCGGTACGCCGGTGCCGTCCTCGATGATAAGCATGACTTATTCCTTGTTTTCGTTCAGGCGATCTGCTTCGGCCTTGGCCTGAGCTTCATCACCAGCAAAGTCGCTGAATCGTACACCGTCGCGGGTGATGATGATCCACTGGTCGTCCGCCTCCAGCTTGGGGATGTAGACCGGTTCGTCCTTGGTGCCGTCCTTCTGGGTGCCATTGGACTCAGGCTTGGTTGGGCCTTTGCCCGGCTTTGCAGGAGTTTTATCAGCGGCTTTGGCCTTGCCTTTCACCGCTGTCTTGCGTGTCTCGATCTCCACGTCAACCTCGACCGCCTTGTAGGCATCGACGATTTCCGGGTAATCGCCAACCACGGTGACCTTGGTCACGCCGCGCTCGACGTTCCGGAACAGATCCGGGTTGCGATAGCGCTTGTTAGGATCGAAGTCACCGCGCTGGTTGCTATAAACGAGTTCCATGATGTTCTCCCTGGCGGCCATTTCTGACCGCACCTGTCGGATGGCTTAGGCAGCCGGAGTGAGTTCGATCATCACGCCTGCAGTGACCTTGTCGCTGGCAGAATGCTTGACCCAGTTGGCGGACGAGCCGACAGCGGCGAGCGATGGGTTCGCACCACCGGCAGTTTCTTTCCAGCTGTAACCCAGAACATCGATGTTCACGACGCCTTCAGCGCGGTAGCCGATGGCGAGGTTTTCCTCATCGTTGACTTCGTAAGAGCGGAAGCCTGGCGCCTGAGATTCGGTGATGGTCACGGCGCTTGGCAGCAGGCCGAAGATCACGTCAACCGGAGCGGTATCGGTAACCAGTACCGGCTTGCCCAGGGTACCTGGCAGGCCGCCGTAGATCACGACACCCGCCTCTTCGTACAGCTTGTTGGTGATGGCTTCGTCGACGATGTCGAAGTATGCCGAAGAGTGCATGACCCACAGAGCGATACGGCCAAATTTGTCGCCGAACTTGCGCATGCCGCGAGTCAGCGTCTTCTTGCCGTCTGTCTCGATGCTGGCCTCAACGACCATTGCAGGGTTGGAGCCGATCGAGGCGCGTAGTGCGGCAGTTGCGTACTGCACGAAGCCCTCAAGGGTTGCGTCGGCAACGTCCTGGCCGATGATCTGGGAGAACTCGTCTACCGGGCGACCGCGACGCTTGAACGCCTCTTCGGTCGTCTGGTACGGACCGTACTTCCACGGAGCCTTGACGCCGACTGCCTCACCGGCGCCGATTTTCTTGGCGACGACTTTGGCTTCGGAGTTGACGTCACGGTGATCCAGCGAACCTGCCAGCTTGTAGAAGGCACGTTTGCGGAAGTCGCCTTCGATCAGCTCGTTGTCGAGGATGATTGCGCCGTTGGAGGACGCGTTGAAAATGTCCAGGTTGTCCTGGACACGCTCCAGGTATGCGGTCTGAGCTTCATCGTTGTAGATGATCAGATCGCTGTTCACAGTTGTTGCCATGGGTGAATCCCCTTACTTGGGCAAATTGAGGTATGCGGTTTGGCCGTGCTTGCGCTGGTAGTCGCGCTTTTGCGTCGCTGTCATTTCGGAGCGCTTCAGTGCAGCCTGGCCGCCACCCCCGCCCGGGGCATTCGTACCCGAGGCCCTTGGCCACAGGTGAGGAGCGCTTTCGCGCAAGGATTCCGCCCATTCGAGCGGGGTCAAAGGGGTCTTGCCGTCCTTGCCGAGGATGGTCTGACCAGACTCATCAACGGCGACCGCTTCGCCCTCCTCGTTCAGTGAGAACACGCCTTTGGCGCGCAGGATGATGTCGTCAGTTGCTTCGGGCAGCGCGCCGGCTTTGAGGGCTGCGCCGCGCACCGAGTCGCCCAGGACTTTGCCCTGAAACTTGGCGGCGAATGTTTCAGCCTTCGTCGCGCGCTCGCTGATTGCCTTCAACTGCTTTTCATAGTCACCGCGCAGACGCTCGGTGCGCTTGTTGAACACCTCGTCCACCTTGCCCTCTGTAAGCAGCTTGGTTTCCTCGTCCTGACCGGCGCGGCTCAGCAGCCCTTTGACAGCGTCGATGTCGATGCCTTCAAACTGGGTTTCGAACTGAGTCAGCTTGCCGGTGGCTTCCTTGAGCTTACCCAGCAACTCACTGTTTTTATTTTTCAGACCGGCCTCAGAGGTCCTGACAGCAGCCTCAATAGCGGCTTTGATGGCTGGGTTCTCCAGGTCGATTTCGTTTTCTTCTGCCACGGTGATGCACCCCTTGGGTTTTGTCGGCCCGCCTTACGGGCGTAAAAAAACCGCCCGGAGGCGGCTGATTGAAAGTGTTCGGTTAAATTCCCGCGCGTTCGAACGCCAGCGGCTCAAGCTTTTTCATCTGCTCCAACGTCAGCGGCTTGAAGTTACGGTCGAGCTGCAGCTCAGAGAAGCGCTCAAGCGTAAGCCCTCCATCGCGGAACAGCTTCGCGCGGGTCGGGCCAAGCGCCTGATCCTGAAACGCCGAAGGTTGGAGCTTGAGCCAATCGTAATAGCTCAGATCGGCCGCCACCTGGCCTCCGCCGTTCGGCCCCACCGAGGCGCGAGTAGCATCCTCGCTGAGGAACTTGGTCCATTTGGTCACGGGCACGAAGGTCGTCCGGCACCTGATGTGAAACGGTGGGCGCGGCCCTGAATCAAATGGAAAGCGGCGCTTGTCCATTGACCTACAGGTCTGGGTTGTCTTGCTATCGAGTGTGGCAACGATCTCAATCTCAGCGACTACATCAGGATTGGCCTTGATCGTCTCCATCCGGGCCTGCGAGGCCACATGCTGCACAGCGGTATGCACGACTGCACTCGCATTGCGCTTGGTCGTCGCCAGTATCCCGTCGCTGTACCCCGCAGCCTTGGTACCGCGAATCTTGCGGATGACCTGAAAGTTCGTCTGCCCCTCGAAGAATCCTTGCCTGATGGCACCACTGACGCGCTCACGCTCGGTAGATGCCCAGTCCTTGATGAATGGCTCCAGCAGCTTGCCGCCGCCGTTGTCGCGCACGCTGAGCGGGTTGTTGAGCACTGCCGAGCGGATAGCGCGTGCTGGCGGGACCACTGCATCAAATGTGACACCCACAGGCGCGGACCGGGATAGCGCCGTCGCTTCGAACTGAGCCTCGTAGTTGGCCAGGTCGATCAGATCAAGATTCAGCGTCGTGGTATAGCGGTCGAAGATGCCGAGCAGAAGGCTGTCGACCTCGTCGAGCAGCTGGTTCAGCCGCTTGATGTTGTACTCGCTCAAGTCAGCATTGGTGAGCTGCCCGCGCACCGCCCTGTCGATCTCCTTGAGGAAAGGAGCGAATTTCTCGACCTCTCCAGCCTTCAACTGCTCCAGAAACACCGAGTGCCGGATCGTGGCATCAAGTACCGCTTGGTTGACGGCCATCGTTTAAGTCCTCGTCATCATCCAGGCCGAGGTTGTCGCTCTGTTCCTGGAGCTCTCCATCTATTTGCTTGTCGGTGCGCTCCGGCGCGATCAGTCCCAACTTGCGCAGGTACCCGCGCAGATCGGCCTTGGCGAATCCGCCGCTCTGCCATAGCTGCACAAGAGCGGTGATCATCTGAGGGTCAGCGCTGAGCTCGACGAACTCTTGATTCACCAGATAAGCCGTCTTGCCGGTGACACCCAGGAACTGAGCGCACCAACCCAGCGCCCGGGTATAGGCCTCGTTGACGTTGGATACGCAGATCGCAAGCACCGATGTAGACGCCGACTGGTCGCCTCTCGACTCGGTAGCTGTTTTGGCAGTTATGGACGACACAACCATGCGCGCGCCCAGCTCGATCATCATCTGGTTCTTGTCGGCCATCGCCTCTTTCACCAGCGTGTTGGGCTGGGGTTGGGCAAAGGCAAAGGTTTCACCAGCAGGCACGGGGATCGGAGCGCGGGAGCCGACGTAAACGCCTTCTTTGCGGGCCATCTCAAGCCACTGGTCATCCACGCCGCTGATCCACGGCTGAGCCTGGCCACACCAGAACACGCTGTCCTCGTAGTCCGCGCTGTTCCGGTAATGGCCGAGGTTGATCATCGCGATGTCGTATAGGGGCGACTCATCAATGCTTGGGTCGTTGTTCTGGGCGCCGATGAACGTGAAAGGGATCTCCTTGAGACGTCCGCCCTTCCCGGCTGGCATGTACTCTTCCACCACCTCAAGAGGGCCGCCGCCGCGCGGACCTTTACGACGCCAGACGCGACAGACGTACAGTCCAGCCTCGTCCAGGGCCAACTCGCGAAACTGCTCCGTGCACTTCAGCCCAAACCCATCTGCCTCTTCATTCATCTCACGCAGGACGACCATGGTGAGGACGTTGTGGCCGTCCACCATGCCAGTGCGCCAGTTGATAACGTCTTCAGCCGTGTAAGTGAGGATGACCGAATGCCCACCGATGCCGCTGTCTTCGTGGAAGTCCACGAAAAGACCATGACGACCGGCTTCCAAGACCTTCTCCAGCGAGCCTTGCGACTGCTGATAGATGCTCACGCCTGCGCCGTTGGCATTGTCCTGCAGGTATTCAAGGTTCTTGGGGACCGTCAGCGTGGGGTCTTTGTGGAACGCCAAGCCAATCAGCCCGTTTCGGGTGTGGCCGGTGGCGTTCTTGAACACTGCGCGCTCGCGGTACGCGTTGTTGCGCTCGACGTTCTCTTCTGACTTGTCGTGCCGATTGATGTAAGGCAGCCGGTCAACAACACGGTGCTGGCCGGCACAGACGTCGCGCACAGTCAGCCAGCGATCCAACGCCTCGATGTATTCGGGCCGCTTGAAGGAAACGTCATTGCTCATCGGGCGTATCCCAGGGTTAGAGAGGTGACCGGTTTTATGATCGGGTACTCGCGGTGGATGAAATAACCGCCGCCATCGTTCGCGTGGTCGTTGCCTTGTGATTTGTCGGGCTCACCGTTGGCTGCCCAGACCTGCTGTTCGAGGCCATCGGCATATGTCGGGCAGGTGAAAGGGTTGACCAGGTATCGGCGCTCGCCCTGCGCGTTGCAAAACATCGCGTTCATGGCGTTGATTCGATCCTTCACCGGAGGGTTGGCCGCAGGTGCGATCACTGTGAAGCCTGCCTGCTTGAGCATGGCGATATCCGTGACGCTGGCATTGACTGACTTGCGCGAGTCACCGGAGGCGTCTGGGTAAACCCTGATTTCGCAGGACTTGATGTACTTGTCGCCATCGTGGCGCCAGTAGCGCTCCTTGATGCGCCGGATCATGTCGGGCGTGTCGTAGCCGTCCATGAACTCGTCCACGGCTCGGGGCAGGCCCTTGTCACGCTTCACATGCGTGATCGCTGCCATCTTGCCGACGTTAAAGTCCATGCCGATGAACAGAGGCTCACCGGCCTGCACCGTGTCGAAACACTGGTTCAGCTTGCGGTCATACGCGTGGTAGATCGACCCAGACGTCAGGTTGACGAATTGGCCGTTCAGGTACGCCCTGATCAATTGCTCTGGGTATGACTCCATCAGCGACGGGATGTAGTCGTCCGGCAGGTTCAGCTCGTTGTCGAAGGTGCTGGCCTGGATGAGCCCATACATCTCCTTGAGCGCCGGCTTGTCGCGCAGCTGCTTCACGAACTGCAGGAAGACGAACTTGAAGCCTTCCGGTGTCGTGGTGACGTCCACGCCGTTCTTCAACCCGGGCAGGTTGTAACGCATTCGCGCGATGATCTTGCGCCAGGCCTGCTGCGCCTTGATCGAGGTCAGAACGTCCAGCTCATCGACCAGGGCGTGCCCGACCTTGAAGCCAACAATGGTCTGCGGCTTCTCCATCGAACGACAGATCACTGTGCCGCGATACTGCCGACCGCTGTAGATGTGAACCTCATGGTTTGCCTGATTGATCTTTGTCTTCAGGCCCCACTCGTAAGCCACCTCCTCCATCGTCGGATAGAAGATGTCCCGTATCTGCGGGTAAGTCGGCGCGAAGTAACCCGCGTTGACACCCGGCCACTCCATGAAGTGCTTGCTCAGCGCCGAGCAGCCTACCCAGGTCTTCCCAGAGCCGAACCCTGCCACGAACGCGCGAAACTTGTGGGGCAGCAGCAGGAATTTCGATTGCGGGACGTTAAGGCTCGGCATCAGGCTTCCTCGCGTCCACTACATCGACCTGGATGCGAGTCGGAATCGCCGGTTCGTCGCTCGGCTCATCCTTACGGTGGCGGTTGACGTACATATCGCCGGATTCTTTGGCCGCCTGTTCCAGCACCTGGAGGGCCAGCGCAAGGTTACGCATGCTCTCGGCTTTCTCAACGATCCTGCCAAGAGCACGCAGTCGATAGGCTCGGTTGGCGATCGGAATCTCCGCCGTATCTTCGCGGAAACGCTTGCGTGTGTCGTGAAACAGGGTCACCCATCTGGCCGCAAGGTTCACCCCGGCTCGTTTGGTTGGGTCGTGCGACTCACACTGCTGGCGGGATATCTCAATGCTGAATTCTTGTTTGACCTGCTCTACGACTTGCGAGGGAGTGTCGAAGCAAGCCAACGCCTGAACGATGAAGCTCTTCACCTCATGCTTCAGGGCTGCCATAGGTTGAATTCCGTCTAATGCCTGTCAAATTTCAGGCCGACTTGAGCAGACAGGTTCCGCAGGCCCTCGATATATTCAATTTACCTACCTCAGCAGGCTTGTTTGCAGCGTCAACCAGCAGCTGAACGTCTGGGCTTGCCCCATAGCGACGGACCACACCGACGAACTCTTCGACGTCATGGCCTCGCAGCTTCAGCTTGGGTGCACCCTCTTTGGTGAAGACAGATTGGCCGTATTGATCGGTCGCCTGCGCCAGGTGGTAAAGCTCATGTTCAACCAGTGCGCAGAAGTCGGCGTCGCTACAGGTTGCGCAGTAATCGGCGGCCAACGTGATGATGAAGTCTGGGATGTCACCGAACCAGTCACGCATCTGCTGTTCCATGCGCGCCTTTTGCCACCCTCCCGCACGGAAGGTGACTTGCTCAGCTTGACCCAGTACTCGTCGGCCCTGCTTCTCGAAGCTGGTCGATGCCCACATCACACGGATATCAGCGTCTAGCAAATGAGTATGATCGGGATTGTGGATACTGCCGTCGTCCGCGAGGATCTCGGCTTGGAGCCAGTCCCTTACCTCTGGGGCAGGGATCAGACGGGTTACTAGGTCCGCCGTGACAAGTAATGAGGGTGGCGTTATGGGTCTTTTCAAAGTACTTCCCTAGACCAGCACCTTGCTTTTATATTCAATATCATCAAAAAATATTCAGTTTACTTAGCATGGAGCAGCATTAGATGAGCAGCGGTTTTTGGTCAACGATTTCGAATTTAGCCGTGGCGGTACCTATCGCAGGATTGATAGGCGCCGGAATTTCTGCCTTAGTCTTGGGAGGCATGGATTACGGGCAACTCAGAAGCTCACTCGCTACCGAGATAAAACGAAACACCGAAATGTCCAAGTACAACGATGAATACCGCAAGGAAAACGAAAAGTGGCGAGATGGCTATGCCAAGCTGGGCTCTGAACTTTCATTGGCAAACGCGTCAATTAACAGAATGAGGAGTGACCAGTGCGAATCAATTCGCAGCGATATCTCCGACCTGCAGGCAAAAATCGAACGCGCCTACGAGTACAACAGTACGAACGAGATGCGTTCGGGCCTTCAAATCATGATGCAACAGCATCAGACTTCTTTGCAGGCGTGTTTTGCTGCCCGCAGGTGAGGCGTCTCATTGAACCCCGCAGCAGTGTGCCGCTAACCCTGCGGCACACCCTCTTCGCGAATGTTCAGCTTCCTGACCTTCCCGCCGGTCCCCGTATCCCGCTTCTTGGCCATCTCTACCGCTTCGGCTGCAGTGGAGCCCATATCCATCGCCGTCAAAGCGAAAGGTGAGCCACTGCCGATGGCGTCTACCCGATCAAGGCTCAAAGAGGACTTCCAGAAACCGGCCTTGTCGTCGTATCCGATCAGGAAAAGCTTTCCATCATCGATGGCGTAACCGAACGCTTCCACCTGGCTGCTTGCAACAGTCCCGAAGTAACCAGCCATCAGTGCATCAAAATCGCAGGCGCATCCCGTGCAGATGAACTGAACACCGTTGACGGTCTGCAGCTTCTCACAGTCATCGTCACTGATTGTCGTGCCTCTTGTGGTTCGGGAGTCATAGGCGATCACGCCGTTTTTGTAGGCAATGGTCGTCATTTTGAGACTCCGATGCTGCTAAAAGTTATCGATGATGCATGGCCCATGCATTTAAACTGCTGCGCTGAACGACTTTGCTGACAATCTCGCGACTACCGATCCAAAAAAAGAAGGTGTGCATGAACGGCTTTCAAATGTTTACCGTCGGAATCCCGACGTTTTTTCTTTTGCTTAGCGTTGCGTTAGCAGTGGCCCACTCAACAAACCCCACCAGAGTTTTAGGCTACTGGCAGAGCCTGACGGGGAACTTCGTGATGGGTGTAGGTGCAGGGATTTCTGTCGTTGTCGTATGGAAGTTCTGCGTTGCTAGCGGATACCCCAGCCGTCTCGACATTTATGCGCTCGCTGCTTCGCTGTCTAACGCTTTATTTTATTCAGCAGCAGTGTTGGGCAACTGCGCTCGCTCTATTAGCGCAAAACGTAAAAAACAGGAGCCATGAAGCAGGAACAAAAACCTAATCATTCAACCTTGCAGTTCGGCCAGATCGACTGGGCAAAGGCTAGCGCGCCTGCGTGATCAAGGCACATTCAAGAAGGATCTTCGGGAAAGATTTGTGGCCGGGTGACGCCGCCGTTATAGAAAACCCTGACTTGGCCGCGCAGGCGCCTTGTGTAAACCACGTCGCGGGCATTGCGCTTTACTCTCATGGGCTGAGGTACGAAGACCACAATTCCGATGGCGGTATCGCACCAAAGAACGTGTTTGATCTCGTTGCCATTTACGAAAACAGCTCTGCTACCACGTCCGTCACCGGCACTATGGAAGGTGGTATTGGGCATGGCCACTCCGCGCCACGAAATGGCAGTGTCTGAATCTGTGGCGCGCTACGGCGTCTGCCGCTCTACCGCCTCGTTGACCTTGTCTGCTGCTTTGCTGGCTGTCTCTGCCGCCTTGGTGGCCTTGCCGGCTGCGTCCTCAACCTTCCCTGCTGCATCGGTCGCGGTCTTGGCCAACTTGTTCAGGCGCATGTCGCGCTGCACGGTAGCCTCGTCATAACCCCGGCGTACTTCGGCGACCTGGGCGCTGTACCAGCTTGCCAGCGACCATTGCGAAGCACCGAAGCCCAGCGCGAACGAGCCAGTGACCAGCAGCGAGGCGATCACCCACACCTCTACCCGACGCCACCAGCGCCGGGCGATGAAATCTCTGACGCATCTTTCCATCAGTTGAGCCCTCCCAACTTGGTACGCAGGCGGGCAATCTCTGCGCTCTGCGATGTGACCTTGTCAGTAAGTTGAGTGATCTGGCTGGTCAGGGCTTCGATCTTCCCCTCCATCCGACCGACAGCAGCAGCGAGTTCGTTGCGCTCTTTGGCGAACTGGTCAGATCGGGCCTCGGCCTCTTTGCGGGCAAGGCGCTCAGAGTCGAGCAGTTCGTTCAGTCTGCGGACAGTACCTATATCGGCGTTGTCCATGGCGCGGTCGGTCGCATCCCGGGAGAGGAATTTCCTCAACCACAGGAAGCCACCCAGCAAGATTGTGCCCGTACCGCCCAGCCAGGTAGCTGTGCCTGGGCCGAGGTCGGTTGGGTCCATTTTAACTCCGGGATAAAAAGCTCGGTTGCTTGCGAGAGAATTGGTCCATGCTATCGTCTTAATTCCCACAGATAGACGACGGACGGAACCATGGCAAACTTTGTTATTACGTTCAGATTCAGGGCCGACTCAACATATCAAAGCCGATATGATTCATTTGTGAAGAAAGTCGTCGAGATAGCAACAATACATCCTTGGGCGGAGACGTCTTCCTTCTATGCATTGGAAGCCAATGAAAGCGCCGATAGTCTCTGCAGTCGCCTGTACTTGGAAACTGATTTTGATGCGAGTAAGGATCTAATGCTCATCGTAGACACGAAGAATAGAGTGAAGGCTACAAAAGGCGAGGTCGAATACCCGTCCCTTCTGGAGAGAGGGGTCGGATTCTAAAGAGACATCTCTTTTTCTAGTTCCGAGACTCTACTCTCATGTCGAGCCAAGGACTCTTGGTTGAATTTTAGCGCCTCAGCTAACCGTCCTGTTTTGGCAGCTGCTTCAGCGTGCAGGACGGTAACTTCAGCGAGCTTCGCCTCTTGCGCAATGACCGACTCAACAGCTTGGCGGTATTCGCTTTTCATAGTGACCTCCGAATAGTTGGCAAAAAAAACCCGCACAGTGCTACCTGGCGGGTTTAGATTTGGTTGTGCCGGACAGAGAGCACGGTGTTACCTGTTGAGCATCTTCAATAGCTGGCTATCGACGAACTCGAATGGTTAGGGCAGGCAGGTTGTTGACGTACAAGGCTGTTGATGCATTTGCCATGAAATTTACCACAGTTTTACACATAACTTTCTTCATACGCCTTCCTCCTTCGTGTCCGCATTGTTGTGTATTTGGTGTGTCGACTAAAGCTTGTAGGAACCACATTAAAACTACCCATACCAGCCCGCCATACATCAACAACTCGCCTGTGATCCCGCCGCTTACACTTAAATTGCAGCTTATCGCTCGGTCATCACTCCTACACACGTAGAAATGACAGGATGGGTTAATAATGCGACATGGCGACATGATATTGCAAGCACTTTTGATGGACTATTTCAGGCCGCCTCGTTTTCCAGCACTCCAGCCAGCTCAAGGAGGTGCTGAGCCTCTGTCAGCGCCTCGTTCACGATGCCTTCCAGTCCATCCCTGATTGCCTTGTTCCAGCGCTGGTAAGTGCGCTCGGTCAGGCCCTGGCTGTCCCAGTTAGTCATGTCGTAGTTGGACGCAGCCAGCACGATCATTTCACCGGACCGGGTTTCAGCGATGGAACTGGCATGCCGGTTGGCGCGCTCTGCTGCGTCCTGTGCTGCATTGTTACGCCAATCCCACTTACCGGTGCCATCCTCATCTATGCGCGCCTCCGGTGCTGCAACCTCCCGCACTTGGCGCTGGACTCCCTTCGACTGCTGCGGCACCGCCCAGACCAGTACGGCCTGCTGTGTGAACCGCTGCGGGGCCGAACTCTTCACCACGGAAACGAGACGGCCAATAGAATCGATCTTGCGCCCCTTGTGGGTACTGTACTTGGCCACCAGCGCGTTCCACTGCCGTGGGCTGAGCTGGGCGTGCAGCAGTCTATGGACGATGCTGTCAGCAAGGAGCGCCGCCTCCTTGCCTGTGATCTCCCCCTTCGGCTTGGCGCACTGCACCTTCGGCTCGAAATCACAGCCGCCAGCCGAATTGATGGTTTCCGCGGCCAGAGCCCGGACCACCGCTGCTACAACGTTCCGATACATCATGCCGCTTCTCCTTTCTTCAATTCTCTGGTCAGTGCCCGGTACTTGGCTGTCAGGGCTTTCAATTCTTCGATGGTGTACTTCTGAGGCTCATGAGGGCCTTCGAGCCATTCCACGTTGACGATACCTATGCGGCGCACCAGTTCAGCCCGGTAATTCACCAGGTCGCCGGACTTGTGCGTGTTGCACGGCGCGCACTGTCGCCATACGTTGAGCGGTTCGAATCTGAGGGCCGGGTGTCCACCGACGGAACGGTAGTGCCCGGCGTGCCACTGGCCGTTGTGATGCCGTCCGCAGCTCACGCATGGCTCGCCCATGTCGCGATGACGGACCCACTCGTTGAAAGCTTGTTGGGTATCCTTAATGTGGTCGCTGCGGGACTTCAGTTTCTCCTTGCGAGCTTTGAGCTCAGATCGCTCGCGCTGCGCAATAGCCTTGCGCGCCCTATCCTGATTCGCCGGAGCGATGGCCAGGCCGCATGCCCAGCCACAGACTTTCTGACCGAGCTGAGCAGGCACAAACTGGATATCGCAGGCAGGATTGTCGCAGGCCCTCTTTTTGCGCTCCTTGATGGTCTTGAGCATCAGTAACGCCCTCCCCACCTGTCCGCCTCGGTCCAGCGGACGCCGCGCTCAGCGCCGAACGCGTGGATGACCTCGAACAGATCGCTGAACCACTTGGCAGACTGCTTGCGGGTCGAGGTGGCCATGACGACGAATCCGCCATCGAGCCCAGGCTCTGCGCGCTGCTTCTCGACCGATGCGCTGAACAGGCACTTCCAGTTCTCATCGGTGAGTTTCTTGCCGTACCACTCGACCTGCTCGGATACGTCGCGGAGCATTGCCCACATCTTGCGGTTGAGGACGTCAGGACGCTTCTCATCCTTGATGACAACAACCTTCGGCTTGGTCAGGTCGATGGCGTGAAGTGCACCGTACAGGCGGTTGAGATCCCGAGTACTGCGAATGGCGAACTCAGTCATGGCGCGCCTCCAAGAACGAATACCCACCGCGCCCATTGGACAGAACTGTTGTGGTGTTGAGCAGGGTTCGGAGTTGCTCCCAGGTAAGGATCATTGCGTCACCTTCACGCCAGCGGCTTCGATGGCTTCGCGGCAATCTTTGATGGCATGGAATGCTTCGCCGGGGTGGTCGTACTGGTAGTGCTCGGGCAGCTCAATCACCAGCGCCTCGCGGGAGGCCTGCCAGCCGGCTTCAAAATCAGAAAGGCTGACTCGCTCAAGCACCTGACGGACGCGAGCCCCTTCACCGCCGCTGATCATGGCTGCTGCGATCCGGCTCTTGTGTGCCTCAAATGCTGTGAGCAGCTCGCCACGCTTCTTGTCGTTGCTCATTGCCCCGCCCTCTCCAATTGCAATTCCTCGGCCTGCTGCTGGAGCAGCGCGAGGCGGTCGGCCAAATCATTGGCGGCCTTGATCTTCAATTCGTCCCTGCGCTTGGCCGAGGCCTTGCTCATTTCGCGCATGCTGTCTCTCACCGCCTGAAGTTTTTCGCGGACGTCTGGACTTGGGTTGGCAACCTGGCCGGTGATCAAGCCAGCAATGGCCTGGCCGTCCTGCGTGACGGGCACCACGTTCAAATCGGCCAGGTACAACTGCCCGCGCTCTTGCGGGATGCGCTGCATCTGCACGGCTTTGGTGATGGCCTCGACACGGCGATTGGCGTCGAAGCCGACTGAAACCCGCCAACTGACGGCCTTTTGATCATTGCGGACCTGAGCCACCAGTCGTTCGTAAGCGCTGATGAAGGCCATGCGCGCGCCGATCTTGTCTCCGGCATCCAAGACGGGTTTTGCGGCAGCCAGAGCGAGGTGGATCTCGTCGGTGAGCACGACAGTCTCGTACTCGTCGTTGGTGGTCATGGCGATAGCCCATGCCTCGTCCTTGCCTGGGCGGCCATCGGAAGACTGGACGCGCTGGAGGATGTCAGCCATGGCCAACTTTCCCTTCACTTCGAAACGGCAGGCCTTCAGCGCGGCTTTGACGATCGGGACCGAGTAAGCACACAGGTCTTCGGCCATGATCGCTGCCGTGCCGGGGTTCATTTCCTGACCCATGGCTTCAGCGGTTGCGCAGATGGCGGCCGCCAGTCCTGCAACCTGCTGATCGTTCATTTCAGAGGTATTCATTGCGGTCACCTGCTTGGCGTTTGGCCAGAACCATCTGGGCGGCCTGCTCCGCTGCGGATAGATTCGCCTCGGTCCTTTCCATCTGGCGCGCAGTTGTGCCGTTAACGCGCTGACCGGTTACCCACTGGGTGTGATAACTCTCCGCGTTCGCCAGCAGCTCGTTGAGGCTGTGACATTTGCGCAGAACGGCGGCATCGCTGGTCTTCAGGAAGTGGGCAGCTACGTGGTGAGCGACATCAGCGCCGAGACGGTCGACCAGTTGACCGAGCTGGCCGCCGACCTTGGCATTCCAAACCGGCCAGGCGCTGTAACGCTTGCGGTAGGCCATGGCGTAGTTCGCCCAGACCTTGAAGGTTTTGCAGGTTCGATCTTTCGGCCCAGGCATATCGGCCGGAATCTCAACTCGTGGAGTGTCGGCGCGATCGTCAACCACTGCCAAACCGCAGGACTGACCCGGCTCGCCGGGAGGGTCTTGCAAGTCCTGACCTGTACCCTGATTGGTATCCTGATTACTTGTATCCTGATTTGTCGGAGATTTTTCCGACCCTTGCCCGGATTTTTTTCCGACCTTGATCGGATTTTTCTCCGAGGTTGCTCGGATTTTTTTCCGAGCCTTGCCGTCTGGTAGGGTCGGATATTTTTCCGACCCGTCGAGCTTCTGATTCCACTCGACGGCCCTGGCTGTCAGACGAAAAAGCGTGATATTTGAAGTGCTAGAAAGCTCAATCAAACCGGCCTCCTCCAGAGCCTTCAGCATGCGGTAAGCGGTATCAGGCTTGTCAGTGAGTAGCGGAAGCTCCTCGATGATCTTCGCTTTGCTCAGCGCAAAGAAAATCCCGCCATCGGTCTTGATTGGCTTGGTCCAGCTGGGGCACCCGTAAACGAAGGCAAACAGTAGGGCCTGCTGAGAATTCAGCCCCCACTCCAACGCCTTCACCTGATTGATCGTGACGGTGTACTGCATATCAGGACTTCCCGACCTTTTTGGTCCGGCTCATCAAGCAGCCTTCAGCGATTCGCGAAGCACCTGAAGCGCGTCGATCGCTTCTTGAATGGCTTTGTCGCCCTGGGCTTTTTCGTGCTGGCTGATGTGGTTGTCGATAGTGGCGTCGTAGACCAGGCGCTTTACGTCACCCGACTCGGCGGCGAGATGTGCCAAGGCCGCAAGCAGAGGTTTAGGCGCTGGGCGCTGGCGCTCAACGACATCGCAGCCGAACTCGTCAGCAAGCTCCTTAAGCGGCCGCATATCATTCGTGTGCAGCAGAATCCCGAATAGATGCTCAATGGTCAGGTGATGAGCATCGTTGTCTGGGTTGGCGCGCTGGAGCAGGCTCACGTGAGCGACTCCCATTTTCGCTGCCAGGCTCTTGGCCTCGTTTTCGAGTACTGCGCTCTGGCAGGACCGCAAGAAATTTTCCATTCGTAAAACCTCTGTTCTGTTTCCGTGGTGTCCCGCGTTAAAGCTGGGCAATATCAATTCACCGAAGCGGCGGGACGGTCTTTTAAGCAGCCATTTCGGCCCAGGGAAACGACGGGCAAAGGGACTCTTTTTTGAAAGCACCTCCGGTCAAAGCCTCCGCGCGCTTGGCAATTACTGGAGACATCCCATGCTTTTCCCGAACCCATCCGGAAACGGTGCTTTGATCAACTTTGAGCTTTTCAGCTGTGGCCTCCTGGGTGCCGAAGAAGGCAACGAGGTCCTTGTAAATACTGTTCATGCTGCCCCTCCATACGGGAATACCCATATACTAGATTATGGGAACACCGATTTGCAAGGATATGGGAGCGCCCGTAATACTCAGCGGATGGAATTTAAAGACCGATTAAAGGCCGCAAGGCAGCACGCAAAGCTCAATCAAGCAGAATTGGCAGTCCGCGCTGGCATCACGCAGACATCTATTTCCGACTTGGAGCGTGGAAAATCCAAAGCAACTGCGCATGTGGCGAAGATCGCCGACGTCTGCGGCGTGAATGCACTGTGGCTTTCGGACGGAAAAGGCGACATGACAGCAGTCATCACGTCTAACGAACCCTCCAACGTATCCATGGCTGAGCAGCCGACCCGCATGTACCGATACCCTCTGGTGAGCTGGGTCGCGGCTGGCGAGTGGTCCGAGGCGGTTGAGCCTTACGCGCCAGGTGCTTCTGATGACTACGACGTGTCTGACTACAAGGCCAAGGGCCCTGCGTTCTGGCTGGAGGTCAAAGGGGACTCTATGACGGCGCCTACTGCCCCTTCGATTCCAGAGGGCTCGCAGATCCTTGTGGACACCCGTGCAGACGTACGCCCAGGCAAGTTGGTGATCGCGAAGCTGGCTGGCAGCAACGAGGCGACATTCAAGAAGCTGGTGGAGGATGGAGGCGTCAGATACTTGAAGCCACTTAACTCGGCCTACCCTATGGTGCAATGCACCGAAGACTGCAGGATCATAGGTGTGGTGGTCAGAGCGCTGACGAAATTCGATTGACCTGTCACTCTTCCATATCGCGAGTTGCGGCCTGCGAACGGCTATTTATTGGGTAAGCTCTGATGTCGACGCTTTTTGATCTGCTCGCGGCGATCGGACAATTCCTGACGGTATGGCCGGGCCCTCCCATGCGCAAGCGAGTATTTTCGCCCGGCTTCGTCATCATATGCATAATCGTAGTGACGCTTGAGCTTGCCATTCTCATCACTATGTGTAACGACTGAGCCCTACGGAAGCCGGCGCAGGGGCCGATCTGAAGATGAGCACAGCGTTGCATGCCGGCGAGGACAAGCTGGCTGGGCATGACGAGGAAGCGAAGGATGGTCTGATGACGCGGACCAAGCCCCTTTAACCACCAGATTAATTGAAGGCCTGCGACCCAACTACTCCATGGACGTAGCAGCTGAACAGGGATTTTATGCAAGAAGAACCAGTTCAAATTCGTATTGGGCGATTGCTACCAGGCGGTCAACTTGTAGGCGAAGGCGCAAATCAGCCATGGCGGGGTATTGCTGCCACCGTGGCGGGCGAAGTGGCAGTCATCGCAAAGAGGATCTCAAACCGAGAAATGGCAGTCGAGGTTGTTTGCGCGGCTCTAGGTAGGTCAGCAGGCCTCCCCATCCCGGAACCCCTGCTTCTGCTTGACTCTTCTAATGAATGGCACTTTGGAAGCGCCGATACAGGACATCCAAATATCTCAAAATTTGTCAGCTCGCAGGACAATTCGATTCTGGATGAGCTTGAACGGTGGCCTGAGCTACTAGCTGCAGCGTGCTTTGATGAGCTTATAGCCAATCCTGACCGGCACGACGGTAATATTCTTTTTAACGGACAAGGGTTTCTATTGATTGACCATGGGCTGTGTCTGCCATCTGGAATGCGTCCTTCCGATTCGTCGGATGACTACTATGCCAACCGCTTTCTCGACCTCGCGATAAGCGTCTGTAGGGACGACTTGTCCACTGAGAGAGCGGCGCGACGAGCAGCCGAATGGGCCGAACGCAAGTCTCAACCGGCTGTCGATCAGGCGGAGACATGTATTTTCGACCACTTCGAGTCCAAAACTCAAAATCAACTGATATCCTTTCTGAAAGAGCGAATCTCCAGCCTGGGCGAAATGCTCCATCACAAAATCAAGCCAACTGCACAAGGGAGGCTGAAATTATGATCAATTTTGAGGCCCTCCTCAAAGCAGTTCCGGCAGCACCTTCTTTCCAAGGTAGCTGGGCTTCGGTTTATTTGGAGCCAATGATGGCTTCCGGAGAGCGGCTCACTGTTGCCGTAGCAGCCATAGGTGTAAATGGTGAATGCCGAGTATCACCTGCTATCCGTCCGCACGTAATTGAGGCGATGTTTGGGGCTCAGGCGGCAGGAATGGCTAAAATGATTGGCCTCATCTGCTCAAGCCTTCAGCATCACCTTCAGCACAGATCTAGCTTTGATGGGTGGATATCTCCTATGTCCGGAGTCAGCCTAGGAAGGGTTAGAGAAACCTCATCAATCGATCTAGTCGGTTTACTACGTCAAGCCGTATCCATGACAGCTAGCTTGGCGGCGCTAGACTTTTCCGACTCCGAAAACGATTTAGAGGACTTAACTGATGGCATGGATATCGGCTCTGGCTCGAATCGGGATCCGTGGCCGAAACTTTTTGAATCAGCAGTTGTTGACAGAGATGCACGGCTTTCTGGCTACTTCAATAGAACATTTGAGGTGTCGGAAAAGGCCCGTCCTGCGAAAATCTTTTACTTGAGCGAGCGGGCTGCAATCAATACCGGAAAGCTAATACCGGGCTCGGCGCTGTCGGGCATGTTCGAAAGAAACAAAGCGCGCCTTCTTGATTTGCTGGTGGTTAGAGATCGAGACGACAAGCTCTTCCCGAGGGCTCATTTTGAGCTTGTGGTCTTCAGGCCTGCTTTTGACGACCCAACGTACAGTGAGCGCCAGATAGACTCCTTGCGTCGCTCCATTGAGGCGTTGGAAGAGGCAGGAGACAAACATGAGCTTCGTGTTCAAGCGGTCCAGTCCCCTGATGAGGCTGCGGATCGACTTTTGCAATCGGAAGCCGCTTAGTAATTACCGCCAACCCAAGCCCGGCCCTAGCGCCGGGCTTTTCCGTTCTAGCCCTTGCACGCCCTCTGCTGCCGATCAGACGCAAGCCGCCTCAGCCTCATCTCCCCTTTCACCTGGAGTACGAGCCCGACGATGTCCCGGATCGTCACCAGCGCCGCAGTATCGATGCCTGTGACGGTGAACTCCTCCGCCTCGCTGCTCGTGTCGAACACCTGGATCGTCATTGACGCGTCAGGTGCTATCACGCACACGCACTTCATTGGCAAAAACGCAGCCTCTATGCAAGGCCTCAGATCCATTTGGGAATTCATTCGATCCATCCTGGTTGCAAGCCAGGAGAATTCCTGAGGCCTACGTTGCGACGAGTGTAGTCGAGATATCGGGTAGTGCTGGCGTTATGCCCGCTCCACCCTAAATGACCTCCTGGCGCTCGTGCAGCCGCCTTTTCTGATCCGACCTGACCCGCCACTGAGCTGTTTTATTACGTCTACCAAAAATAATATGGGAATACCCATTGACTTGAAATATGGGCTCTCCTATATTTGCATCCATCGAGACGCGAAACAGCCCCTCAACAGGCCCAGCGGATCGAGCCGCTCTTTAACAGCCTGCGCAACAAACAACAGAACGCATTGCCTCTACCGGCGACCGGCGATCAGACAGCCCCGAAGGGCTGCCCACGACAGGGAGAACCCTGTACGGCTGACGATGGTGAAACGCCAGAACCGAGTGAATGACCCGGCAAGCAATGCGCCCCGCGAATCCCAGCGGCAGAAGGGAGAGACAACTACCGCTGACGCAGCAAGCCGCGACCGACGCCAGTAGCGGGTCGCGGTGCAACACCAGATTTCACTGGCTGGCCTTGGCGACAGGGCCAGACGGGAAATCACCATATCCAGCATGGAGCATCAAATGACCGAGCAAACCCTTCAGCAACTGCTGGCCGAGCGCGTCAGCACCTACGCCCTATCAGATCGCCCTCGCGAGCTGATCGATGAAGGCATCGACAAGATGTTTAAAAGTGTCGTCGAGGATGCTTTCAGGTCCTACGGCACCATCGGTGAGTCAATCAAAGCCGCGGTAAAAGAAGCCTTTCCGGCAAATGTCACCGACATGTTCGAGCTTCAGCGCTACAACGCGTTGATCGCCAACGCATTGCGTGAGCGCTGGGAGGCTGCCGGCATGGAATCAGCGATCATGAAACAGGCCGACGCATCCATCACCGAGGTATTGACCGGTGAAGGCCTGCTCACTGGTGAGATTTCGCTGAAGGATTTGCTCGAAGCGTTCATTGATGAGCACAAGGAAGAGGCCGCTGAAGAGCGGTGGAGCGCGCCTGAGATTCGCATCACTGCGGATGACAGCCATTCTCGCAAGTTCTACCAAATTTACTTCGACCCACAGCCCGAGGGTGGTAACCGGTACAGCTTGAGCAATGAACGACGCAGCGATTACGGCCTGAAGCACAACCTGCAAGTGATGGTTGAGGGTGAGCGAGAAACTGGCGACCGCTGGAGGCCGAAAGTCGAATTCGGGAAGGTATACAGCGCACAGCTCGACGATAAGAAAATTTCGGTAACGATGAACCTGCGTTCGAAATGGGAGCGGATTCTCGCTTCGCTTTATTTTGGCAATGCTGTCCTGTTGATCGATTGCGAGGAAAGCGATTTCTCTTACGGTTTCGACGACTGAACAACCAGCACCAGCGTCAGCCTGACGAAAACTGCCCGAACCCTGTCATAGCGCCAGGCTGCATCGGAGTGTGATCTGCAGCGGAGCAAGGCACCTGACTCGTAATCAGGCGAGCCACTGAGCACCGTCGACATAGCGCGGCGGCAGGCAAAGCCAGAGGTGACGACCTCGCGTAGATCACACCCCGATGCGGATGAGTACATACCGCGAAAGCGGCCCCCTGCGTCAACCCTTGGGAATCAACACGGCGGTGCAAGTCCGCGCTGGAGACGTAACCAGCAAAGCAGATGCGGCGTTGAAAGCTGGGTTGAACGCTTCGGCGGCCCTGGAGAAACGCGGTTAATAGGCGCCAGCTTTGGCTGGTTGCTCCTCAGAGCGGTCGTGCGTAAAGGCTCCGCTCTCGCCGGATTCGCGCCCGGCCATCTGCCCCCTCCCACCCCGCGAACCTCTCCGACTGAACCCTCTCCGGTGCCTGTGTGGCCTCTATCCGTTCTTGAGTGTTCAGTCGAAGGGGTTCACCAACGCGATGCGCCTCGGAGGCGAACATGAACGCAGCAGCAAAGGTGTTGCCTCTTGCGGACAATCCAGTGAGAGCACTCACACCCGCCGAACGACTTTGGGTTGCCAACAGTGCGCACTCTCTGGTCCACGGCGGCGACATCAAGTTCAAACGCGGCCTACAGGATCCTCAAGTCGTGACATTCGAGCGCTTCCTGATTGCGGTCGATGAGTTCGCCATGGAGAAGCTCGGCGCATCCGGTGCGAGCCAGTCGGCGCTGGGGCGACTGGTGTACATGGCAAAGTTTGGTTCACCCGCCTGTGCCAGAGAGGCCGCAGACGCCGTGTTGAACTGCCCCAACCCCAAAGACGCTCTGTTCGAAATCGCAGAGGGACTTTTGCGGCCTTTGGCGGCAGACGGAGTGATCGCCCAGCGCGAGGATGGAGAACTGTGAGCCCGCACATCCTGATCGACGAGGCGCTCGAAACCCTCAAGCACCCCGCCAGCACACGCGGCGAGGTTGTTCTGGTCCAGCGCATGATCACCAAGATGATGACCGACGAGCTCATCACCCTTGAAGAGTTTTCCCACTACTGCAGTCGCCTGCTGAGGCACTGCCAACAGCGCAAGGAGGCGGCATGAGCCAGCCAATCGTTAAATCCCTGATTGATGAGCAACTTGACGAGGTGAAAGCCCGCGCTCAAGTCCGAGGAACGATCACCTACCCCGTCGGCATGCGAGTTGCTGACCTGCCCTACCCGATCAAAGCTGACTGGCTCAAGCGTCGGCCGGTGGGTGCCCGGTCATGACACGCAAGCAGCGTCAACTGCGCATCTACACCTGGCGGGGCTCATTCATCGTGCTGGCTCTTGTAACCGCTTGGATGCTCGCCAGCGCTTACGCATCGCACATCACTCAGTAAGCCCATTCTTATCCAATCGCAGCGCCCGAATGGAGCGCGAGGATTTCCTATGTCCGCAAGAAACGTTGCGTCCGTATCGCACGATCAAAATTTGCATGTGCTTCCGCATGCGGCCACCTCGACCAGCGCCTTGGTCCTCGACGGCGACAGCCTGGACAAGATGATGCGCCTGGCTGAAGTAATGGCCACCGGGCGAGCAACTCTGCCGAAGCACTTCAATGGCAATTCCGCCGATTGCCTGGCCGTCGTCATGCAGGCCATGCAGTGGAGGATGAACCCTTTCGCCGTCGCACAGAAAACCCATCTGGTGAATGGCGTGCTGGGTTACGAGGCGCAGCTGGTCAATGCCGTGATCACGACCTGCGCACCTGTCGTGGATCGCTTGCACTACGAGTGGTACGGCAACTGGGAAAAGGTCATCGGCAAGTTTGTGATCAAAAACGGCGACAAGGGTGAGTACCGGCAGCCAGGCTGGAAGCTTGCCGACGAGGAAGGCCTGGGCGTCAAGGTCTGGGCAACGTTTCGCGGTGAAGACGAGCCAAGGGTGCTTGAGCTGTTGCTCGCTCAGGCGCGTACACGCAACAGCACGCTCTGGGCTGACGACCCTCGCCAGCAGCTCGCGTACCTGGCGACCAAACGCTGGTCCCGCCTCTACTGCCCGGACGTAATTCTGGGCGTTTACAGCCCAGATGAGCTGGAGGAAAGCGCCCCGCGGTTCCGAGATGTTTCCCCGCAGCCGGAGCAGCAAGGGTCCGAGCTTCCCGCCTACGAAAAAGACAAGTTCGAAACGATGTTTCCCAAATGGCAGGAGGGAATCGACACCGGAAAGACCGACACCGAAAGCCTGATCGCCTTCCTGGAATCGAAATACACCCTCAGTGCCGATCAGATCGACCGAATCAACCAGATGGCTCCTATCACCGGAGAAACCGCATGAAGACGCATAAAGTCACCCAGGGCAGTGCCGAATGGCATGCACTTCGCGCCAACTATCGCACCGCGTCTGAAGCACCGGTGATGATGGGCGCATCCAAGCAGATGAAGCGCACCGAGCTGCTTCATGCCAAGAAGACCGGGCTCGACCGGGACATCTCATGGTGGGTCCAGAAGTACTTGTTCGACAAGGGTCACGAAGCCGAAGCGCTGGCCCGGCCGATTCTTGAAGGTCGAATCGGCGAAGACCTGTTTCCGGTTGTGGGCACAGAGGGCGACCTGCTGGCCTCCCTCGACGGCTGCACAATGATGGGGGAGATCGTTTTCGAGCACAAAATGTGGAACGAGCAGCTCGCCGCCGACGTGCGTGCGGGTGATCTGGATGCGCATTACTACTGGCAGCTGGAGCAGCAACTGCTGGTGTCCGGTGCCGAGAAAGTGATTTTCGTTTGCTCGGACGGGACCGAAGACAACTTCGTCTCGATGGAGTACTTCCCGGTGAAAGGCCGGGCGGCGAAGCTGGTTGCCGGCTGGAAACAGTTCGGAATCGACCTTGAAGCTTACGAGCCCACCGAGGCCGTTGCGGAGGCAGTCGGGAAGTCCCCCGACTCGCTGCCAGCCCTTCGCATCGAAGTCACCGGCATGGTCACGGCAAGCAACCTGGAGCAGTTCAAGGCCCATTCGCTGGCCGTGTTTTCGGCGATCAACACTGACCTACAGACCGACCAGCATTTCGCTGACGCAGAGAAAACAGTGAAGTGGTGCGGCGAAGTCGAGGAGCGCCTGGAAGCAGCCAAGCAGCACGCGCTGAGCCAGACAGAAACCATCGATGCCCTCTTCCGCACCATCGACGAAATATCGGAGCAGGCCCGACGCAAGCGCCTTGAGCTGGACAAGCTGGTGAAAGCTCGCAAGGTGGCCATTCGCGAAGAGATCGTGCTGAAAGCGAAAGCAGCGCTGCGTGATCATCTGGACAAGATCAACACCTCGTTCGGCGGCAAGGTGCGGCTGCCGGAGATCCCCGCGGACTTCGCCGGCGCGATCAAAGGCAAAAAAAATATCGCCAGTCTGCGTGACGCCGCCGACTCTGAACTGGCCCGGGCCAAAATCGAGGCCAGCCAGATCGGCGACGGTATCCGCGCCAACTTGGAAAGCTTGCGCTCGCTCGCCGTGGATCATGCGTTTCTTTTCAACGATGCTCAGCAGATCGTGCTCAAGAACAATGATGACCTGGTGGCCCTCATCAAGGTACGGATCAACGAGCACAAGCAGGCCGAGGAAGCGAAAGAGCTGGCGCAGCGTGAACGTATTCGTGCTGAAGAAACAGCGAAGCTTGCGGCCGCGACCGAAGCAGAGCGATTCGCTGAAGCTGAAAAAGCGAAAGCCAGCGCGCCTGCGCCGCAAGCTGCTGAGACAGCCAAACCAGTCGGACAGGCATCACCAAGGATGTCAGCTGTTGCACCTTCACCCAAAGTGCCGCCCAAGCCGACGAAGCTTGAAGCGAACGTCACCGACCTTCATGCGCTGGTGAAAGCCGTCTACGAAGGTCGAGCACCGATATCGGTCCTTACAGTGAACTGGGGCGCGCTGGACGACCTAGTCCACATTCAAGGCGCTGATTTCCAAATGGACGGAGTAACCATCACGCAGGTGGCAGCATGATGGCTACCGAACTGAGCGCCATCCAGCGCAACAGCGTCGAATCCGCGCGCCTGGCTGCGGCCATCGCCGAGTTCGAGCGGAAAGACGGCAAGATTCAGCAGGTGGGCGTGTTCAAGCCAGAGCCGCCGCCAAAGCGCAGGGACTGGATCGACCCGGCAACGGTGCTGAACCGCAAGCCCCCTGCCATGAGTCGCCGCGAAAGGAACACGCTGCGCAAAATGACGGCGGAGCTATGAAGCGCCGCAAGCAAAACAACTGCTTTGTCCGCGCTGCACGCAGTTGTCGCGCCCTGCTCAGCACCAATCATGTCGCCGTGGTTAATATAGACCCAAGCGGTTTGCAGGTCATGGTGAACTGGAAGAGCCACAAGCAGATCCGCACCCTGGCCATTGCGAACGCCCTCTTCGACTTCTCATACCGATGGACGATCTACATCAGCGCCATGTGTCGAGACGAGCGCGGTGCTGAGTACGTGAAGTCCGTTGAGATATCGCCCGAGGGCCTGCACAAGGTCGACCGACTCACTGATGCCATCGAGCATTACTACCTGGAGCTACGCGGCAACTGTAACCAGAACCATCTGGCGGCCTCTGGCTGGATTGCGATCCCCGCCGAGGTTTCGCTCGACGAGGCGCAGGCCGCGAAGGTGTTCTATGCGGCCGGGGTCTGGCATCAGGTCAAGTCAGCATGAAGCGCGTGCAGCGCCGCGTCCGTCACGGCAGACTCCAGCAACACATCTACTTGCCGCCCAGCGGCTACACGGAGCTGATAAATGGCCCTGACCCAGGAACAGCGGGACGAGAGGATGGCACTCAAGCGGCAGAAGGCCAGAGAAGAGGAATTGCGACTCAGAGTGCGGCCCGGATGCTCTCCAGATGACCTTGCAGGCAGGATCAGGCGGAAAGCAGCAGGGTAAGATAAAGCCTTTTTTCACACAACGAATCGGCTGACTAGGTGATTCAAGTTGACCGCGAGTTTTGACATTTCACCGCATGCACTTGCTGTCTGGCTGGCACCCGCAGCACTCTGAGTTGCCAGCTCGCGAATACTGACGAGATTGCGGTCTACCTCACGGGCAACATGTGACTGCTCTTCAGATGCTGTAGCGATCATGAGGTTGCGTTCATTAATTTGGATAATAGCCGTCGATATTTGATCCAGCGAGGTGCTGGCCTCTTGAGCGACGCCCAGCGATTCGGTGGCTAGGTCCCTGCTCGTATTCATCGCTTTTACGGCCAGGTCAGAGTCGCTCTGAATGGCAGCGATCATCTGCTCGATTTCCTGCGTCGACACTTGGGTGCGATGAGCCAAAGCCCTTACTTCGTCAGCAACAACTGCAAACCCACGACCTTGCTCGCCAGCTCGTGCTGCCTCGATAGCGGCGTTCAGGGCCAACAGGTTGGTTTGTTCTGCAATCGCCCGAATCACCTCGACAACCTTGGTAATGCTTTGCGCACGATCTGACAAACCCTGAATCTGCTCGCTTGTGTTTTCAACGTTACCGTTCAGCTTCTGAATTGACTTCAGTGTTTGAGCCACTCGCGCCAGACCTACCTCAGTATAGCCTTGGGTACGCTTTGATTCTTCGGAAGCAGACTCCGCGTTACGAGCTACCTCATCAACTGCAGCGCTCATTTCCGTGACCGCTGTGGCAGCTTGATTGACCTCGTCATTTTGGGCAACAAGACCACGGCTGGACTCTTCAGTGACCGCCGTCATTTCTTCTGACGCAGAGGCCAGCTGGGTGGACGAGTCGGATATCTCCATAATTGTGGAACGGAGGTTGGCCTGCATCTGCGCGAGCGCTTTCAATAGTCGCCCTGCCTCATCAGTCCCGCTAACCAGTACCTCCTTGGATAGGTCACTCGCCGCAATACGCTCTGCCACAGACAGCGCATCGTTAATTGGAGAAGTAATACTTTTCGTCAGCAGTAATGCCAATCCAACCGTCAAGATGACCACGCCCGTGATAAGGCCAATTACCAACAAAAAACCATTGTCATAGAGATCGGTTGCGGTTTGTCCAGCATTTGCTGCGCCTTTATCGTTATAGAAGGTCAGGTCCTTGATCTGCTGCTCCAGGGTATTCGTCAAAGGGCGAATGGCTGTAGCCACTTGGTTGACTGCCGCTGCAATATCCCCCTGCCTCATCAACGGCTCGATAATATCCAGTTGCTTGGAATAAGCATCAGCACTGTTTTTAACCGGTGTGTAAAACGAACGTTCCTCATCGCTCGCTATGAGGGCCTCATAACCTGTCACTGCGTCACTGAATGCTTTGCGATATCCAGCAAAGCTTTCGATGTTTTTCTGAATCGATTGTGGGTCAGCTAGGCCGCGCTGTGTTTCCAGCCTGAGGCGAAGGGCTGCGTTGTTCATCAACGCCGTCTGGCGAATGCTGGCCATCCAATTGAGCTCTACGTCTTTCTCAGAGTCCCTCAGCTTGCCCATTTGCAGCACTGCGAATGCGCCTAGCACAAACACCAAAGCGATTATTAAAGCGAAAAACAGGGCAGCTCGTGGAGCTACGTTGAGATTTCTAAGGCGCATGTAAGTTTCCTGTTTTCCAATGATGGTTGACATCTTCAACAGGCTATCGACCCAAAGTCGGAAACTTTAAGCACGTCATTGAAAGGTGATGCCCCCAACGACGGCGAATCGAGAATCCTGACCGCGTTTGTCTAATCGACCAGCGTCAGCCTGACGAAAACTGCCCGATCCCTGTCATAGCGCCAGGATGCATCGGAGTGTGATCTGAAATCGGATCGGAATGCACTTTCAAGTCGCGCCGAAACCCTGAGCGCCCGGACAGGCAGATCACACCCCGATGCGGATGAGTACACACCGTTAAATCGGCCCCCTGCATCACCCTCCCCCAAATCAAACGACCGCATCGGCAGGTGCCAGGCCAGTCTCACGGCTGGGTTTGGTCGCCCGCGCCTGGCATCTGGCCAATGCGGTCAAGGAGCCTCATATGCATCAGACAATCAGCCAGCGTCGTGCAATCCTCGAAGGCCTGCGCCAGCGCTGCAACCTTTCCACTGCCGAGTTTTACGAAAAGGTAGGCCGCAAGAATCCGGCAGCTCTGCCGCGCTTCACTGTCGTGCCGAACGGCAATAACGAGTTCGGCATCGTCGAGCGCTCCACCGGTACTGTGCGCGGGGTGCATCGAGGCCACAGCGCGGCTTGCAAGGCCGCTGAGCAACTGGAAGCGAAGCCCGTGCGCCAGCCATCGTTCGCCACTCACATGCTGCGCTGGACTGCTGCCATCGCTACCGGACTGGCGCTGTTCGCCCTATACGGTGCCAGCTGATGATCAGTCCAGAGCTGAGCATGATTCAGCGCAACAAAGAGCGTTCTACCGTCCTTGAGGCCAAGGTGGCTGATTTCATAAAGCGCGGTGGCGTGATCGAAACCCAAAAAGGCTTTCCGTTGAAGCCCAAGTCAAAAGAATACGGCCGGATGAGTGCGCCGGTAGCGCGCCAGCCTTTACCACGCCGGCGGACTAAAGAAGCAATGCGGGCCGCAACGCCGCAAGACTCGATCCAAGACCGCTGCAACGCCCGCGCCGAGCAGGTGGAAGTCATCCGCAAGCTTGCCGAGACGATGACGATCACCGATGTCATGCGCAAAACTGACGTGAGCATCTACAGACTTCGGAAGATGGCCCGCGTGCATGGCTTCGAATACAAGGCGTTCAGCCCGGCTTCGAACCTCATTCCCTATCAAACCGATCCGGTGGCTGACGCGGTGAACGTAGTGCGGATCAAAGCCGCCCGCGATCGCGGTATATCGCGGAAGGCCGCCGTCGTCGAACTCGGACTGAGTAACACGATGATCAAACGGCTGATTCTTGACTACAGCATCGATTACCCGCTGCAACGTCAAAGCGAGAAATGAGGAGAGTCGGTACTAGTCGGACCATGAGAATGCGACTTGTAAGACGAGTTAAGACCGAACGCCGGGGCTTCGGTTTTCTAAGCCTTGTGCGCCTTATTCCGGCGCTCGGGTGCAAGGCTACGAAGGCGCATATCTTCTTTTAGCTCCGTGACCAAAGATGCAATCGCGCGGCTCGAGCCAAGGCCTGACGGGTCAATTCCCGTCACCGTCAGCTCCTCCTTACCTGTGCTTTGGTCGAAGATCTGAATGAACATTGAACCGTCCGGCACAATCGTACAGACGCACTTCATGGGCAGAAAAGCCGTTTCAATAATATGCCGTAATTCCAGACTAGAAATCATACCACCACCTCCTTTTCGGGTATTAGGGGACTGTAACGTTTAGGTCAGATCGATTTTTACTAGTTCCCAAAATTTGATCCCTGCACCGCAGCAAGCTTCTTGTGATCCACATCGGTCCGGGGACCAAGATCAAAAAGACATGAGCTGCGATACCAGCGGCGGGAAATTCAGCCCCGCACGAGAATACACCGTAACGCTCTCAACGACGGTAATCGGCGAGCAAGTCACGGTGTGACTTCTGCAGTTCCTCTTACCCTTTGCTGTGCATATCTGAAGATGGCCCAGTGCCCGGTTTTATGCCTCGCGGCCCTGCTACACCCCAGACGATTAGACCCAGGACCGGAAACAGCATGATTCCTATGCTCCAAGCCGCTTTCTCTCCCGGACTTCTCTTGCTCCTACAAATGCCGATGATCACGACAATGTTCGCGAACAGGACGAGTAGCGAGAACGGCAACCAGAGTAGGCTGATTATGGCTTCCATGACATGTGCTCCAAATAATGATGTTCAGGGTTGGCAGCCGCTGGCCGTGAGGGTTCATTTGAAGTGATAGAGGGTTCAGGGACAAATCAAAGTTTTTTAGATCCCATTGGTACTCTTCTCCATCCTCAGTTATAGGGATGAACGAATTCTGCCCTGCCCAGCGCTTTGCGGTAGCGCGCCATCGCGATTATTTGCCGAATGCCGGCGAGTAGCTCCGACTTTTGGTCACCTTCCAATAGCTCCAGCCTGGTTAACAGGTCCTCAGCCTCTTCCGCTATTGCCTCAAGCGCTTCTATATCACTGTTCAAAGTCATATCAACGCCCTGCCTGTCTACCTGGAAAACCTTTCATACCCCACTTCAACGACTCACGCCACCCCGGCGAGGATGAACTATGTCCGCTCACCAGAAGAACCACCCCTTCGATTTTAAAACCCAGTACGGCCTTGGCTTCAATCCGCAAGACGATGAGATCGTTGTGGACTTCTTCTGCGGTGGCGGCGGCGCCGGTACCGGGCTGGAAATGGGCCTTGGGCGCACCGTTAGTGTGGCCAAGAATCACAGCCCGGCGGCGATCAGCATGCACACCGTGAATCACCCGGGTGCGAAGCACTTCACGACCGATGTTTTCGACGGCGATCCGGACACCGAATGCGACGGCAAGGCCGTGGGCTGGTTCCACATGAGCCCGGATTGCACCCACCACAGCCAGGCCGCTGGCGGGCAGCCGCGCAAGCGTGAGATCCGCAACCTGTCTTGGATCGGCTTGAAGTGGGCAGGCAAGAAGAAACCCCGCGTCATCAGCCTGGAGAACGTGAAGCAGATCCTGCAATGGGGGCCGTTGGTGGCAAAGCGTTGCAAGTCGACCGGGCGGGTAGTGAAGCTGGGCGGCGGCATTGCCGCACCAGGTGAGGTTGTGCCGGTCGATCAGCAGTTTCTGGTGCCAGACACTGACCGGCGCGGCCAGACGTGGGCGGTGTTCGTGGCCGAGTTGGAGCGTCTGGGCTATGTGGTTGAGTGGCGCGTGATCCGAGCGTGCGACTTCGGCGCGCCGACCAGCCGGGAACGCCTGTTCATGATTGCCCGCTGCGATGGGGAGCCGATCGTGTGGCCAGAGCCGACCCACGCCAAGCGCCCCGCCAAAGGCCAGAAGCCTTGGAAGACCGCCGCCGAGTGCATCGACTTCACCGACCTGGGCAAAAGCATATTCGGACGCAAGAAAGACCTGGCGCCGGCCACCCTGCGCCGGGTCGCCAAGGGCATGAAGAAGTTCGTCATCGACAACCCGGCCCCGTTCATTGTGCCGATCGCGAACTGGTCGGGCGAGACGGTGCAATCGGCCAACGAGCCGCTGCGCACGGTGACCTCATATCCAAAGGGCGGCGCTTTCTCGGTCGTCAGCCCAGTCATCGCACCAGCCACCCACCATGGCAGCGATCGCATCAACGATCCACTTGAGCCGCTGCCAACGGTGACGTGCGCCAACCGCGGCGAACTGACGCTGATCAGCCCTACCCTGATCCAGTCTGGCTACGGCGAACGCGAAGGCCAACAGCCTCGCGTGCCGGGTATCGATCAGCCATTAGGGACGATCGTTGCCGGTGGCGTTAAGCATGCGCTCACAAGTTCGATTCTGGTGGGTGCTGGCGGGCCAGTTTATGCAGGCAAACCAGTAGCAGCTGATCAGCCGGTCGGCGCTTTGATGACTCGGAATCATCGAGCGGTGGCCACTGCATTTATGGCTCAGATGAACGGCGGCTTCAACACCACCCACGCCAAAGGCGCTGACGAGCCTATGACGACAATCACCAATACTGGCAGCCAGCAGCAACTGGTGACCGCGACTCTGATCACCAACACAACGGGCCACGGACCCACGAGCCTGGAAAGTCCGGTACCGACCCTGACAACTGGTCAGCACCACGCTCTTGTGGCCGCAAATCTGGTGCATCTGCGCGGCAACTGTGATGCGCGGGACGTGAACGATCCGCTGTACACCATCAGCGCAGGCGGCCAGCACCACGGACTGGTAACCGCGTTCATGGAAAGGCAGTTCGGCGCCAGCGTAGGCCAGCAACTGGACGAACCAGCGCCTACCGTGACGGCGGGTGGCGGCGGTAAAAGCTCGGTCGTATCGCTCAGGCTCTCCCCAGAGCATGAGGAAGGTGCACTACGTGTAGCTGCGTTCCTTATCAGCTATTACGGAACCGAGAACGTCAGCGGCGCAGGCGAACCAGCACCAACTATCACAACCAAGGATCGCTTGGCGCTGGTCACCGTCATGGTCAAGGGCACGCCCTACGTGATCGTCGACATCTGCCTGCGGATGCTCAAGCCGTCCGAGCTGTACAAGGCGCAAGGCTTTCCCGCCGACTACGTCATCACCCACGGCGCCGACGGCAAGCCATTCACCAAAACCCAGCAGGTGCACATGTGCGGCAACAGCGTGAGCCCGCCACCGATGGCTGCACTTGCTCGAGCAAACGATCCGTGGCGTATGCAAGCAGTGAGCTCAGCGGCGGCGTGACCAGTTCTCGCGGGCAAAGTGAACTTGGTGCAGATTTTGAGAGGGGTTAATGCCTAATGTCTTCAGCGGCTGAATAAGCTTCCGTTGAGCTGATAAATGCACACCAAGCTAGAGAAGCCTCCTGATGACGAGAGGTAGCCTCGTCCCAGAAATCCCCACTTATCTCTTTAGCAGAGACCATCATCATCATTTTAGTAACAGATGCATCCAGCTCCACCAAGAGCTCATGTGCCTTGAAGCGGAAATCGTCTTCGAGCGGCATTTTAAATATCCCTTTAGATGGCCTGACCAGAAAGCACCGGTCTATTTCCCATCTAAGAGGGTAGACAACTTGAGCAGCGAGACGACCTGATCCATCTGACCAATGGCTAGGAGTCCGCAATATAGTCGCACAGTATTTTCACTCAATTTAGATCAGCCGCGTGTGCGGCAAGGACGAAGTCATGCCCGAACAAAAAATCGTGTTCATACAGTCAGCGCCGGTCATTCGTGACGAAAACGGCTTCTTTGAACACCCGGATATGCCGGCCTTCGATGAGGGCGACGGCGAAAAATGCAAAGCGTGGGTGGCTGAGCAGGCTCTAGAGGTGCGCAAGGTCGAACTTGAATATGCAAGCGACCAAGCTGTGGCCGATCGCTACTTCGAAGCGGGCGACCCTGATTGCAGCTACTGGGAGCCAGATCGCCCTGGTGGTGAAAGCTGGTTCTGCCTGTCTATTCATGACACGGACGACGGCCCGGTCTGCTGGTGGGCACGGCGCGTTACCCCGTGAGCCTAACGCACCATGAAAATCAGCTCTCCCCTGTCAGTCATCGCCATACCGTACTTGAGCCGGCCCAGGTACTGCTCGTGCATTGAGTAGACCCGGTCATCGATGATTCTGAAAATCATCGTTGTACCCGACCAGATATTGCCGTCCACCGCCCGCTTGCCGAGCCTGGCATTACGCGGGCCGTAAACCTCATCTGCCGTTGTGGTGCATTCCATGACCTCTCCTTGGTGCCGTCCCAACTCCTGCTGGCTGCGTAGACCATAGCAGTGATCGGTAGCACCTGCCCGATATCCCCTTCCCATTTACAGCCTGCCGCTGATCGGCGGGCGGAGACGTGCCCATGAAAGTAGAAATGAGCGGTGCCGGAATCACGATGGCTTCCGTCCAGCCGAGCGCGATCAAGTGCCCTAAGTGCGATTACAAGGGGCATGGCCGGCTGACAACTCGATATCGAACTTACTGCCCGGTCTGTTTCGACGAGTTCATTCGCCAGAACGTCCCTGAGCTGGTCCTCGACCCAGAAGGCAACCCCTTCGACCCCAATAGCCAGTTTGTTTACCTCTAACCCCTTCCGCCGCCAAGCGCGGCCCACACTCACTTCAATATCTAACAATGGCGGTCCTGAGCGGGCTGCAGGAGCTACTGATGGACGAAATTCACTTTCTGTCGCACGAAGAGGTATGCACCCTAACCGGTGCCAAAACGAAAGCCGGGCAAATAACCGTATTAAAGCGAAACGGGATTCGGCACACGATCAAAAGAAGTGGTTGGCCGTGCGTCATCGCATCGGCGCTGACTGGCGAAGCCGTGACCACCACGACTACAGGCAAACCTAAATGGCAGCCACGGCTGGTGGGATAAATGGGAAGAAAGCCGATTAATCCCGACAGCGTCACACGCCTCAGAAAGCGTAAACAGCGCAGCGGGGTCGTCTATTACTACTATGACATCGGAGGTTCACCGCGAAAGGAAATCCCACTTGGCTCTGACTATGGCATGGCGATCGTCGAGTACGCCAAGCTGGAGAAGAGCCGAACATCCTCAGCTCTCGTCCAGCAGGTGCTGACATTCGAGTATGTCGCGGAAAAGTACATGGCAGAGGTCGTGCCCACCAAAAGCCCGGCAACACAGAAAGACAATGCCAGGGAGCTGAAGCAACTTCTGAAGTTCTTCGACGATCCGCCAGCACCGCTGGAAGCGATCGAACCTCAACACGTCGTGCAGTACCTCCGCCAGCGAGGCAAGGCGGCTCCTGTCCGAGCAAACCGGGAGAAGGCGCTACTGAGTGCTATCTGGAATTTTGCAAGGAGCGCAGGCTACACGGCGCTGGCCAACCCTTGCGCGGGCGTCAAGGGCCACAAGGAGGTCGGGCGAGACCACTACATCGAGGACGAAATGTTTGCCTTGGTTTACAGCCATGCGGAGCAACCTCTACGCGATGCGCTGGATCTTTTCTATCTGACCGGGCAGCGGATTGCGGACACGCTAAAAATGGATGAGCGCGATATACGCGACGGCAGGCTATGGGTTCAGCAAGGCAAGACGAATGCAAAAAGGAGGATTGAAATTACAGGTGATCTGAAGGTGGTCATTGACCGCATTATGACCAGGAAGGACGGACACAGGATCCGCACCTCCAGGCTGATCGTCATGGATAACGGCCAGCCCATGACGAGCAGTATGTTGCGGGGGAGATTTGACGCAGCACGCGAGGCGGCCGGTGTTGAGAAGGGAGAATTTCAGATGCGAGACCTGCGAGCGAAAGCCGGCACGGATAAGGCTGAGTCGAGCGGCGATATCCTTCAAGCTCGCGATCAGCTCGGGCACACCACCGTGGTGATGACCGAGAATTACATCCGCAAAAGGATCGGGAAAAAGGTCACTCCAACCAGGTGAATTCTGCACCGCAATTATTTTTACCCCCTTGAATTTAAAGGGCTGCAAGGCAGGTAATTAACGTGTCATGCGGTGCAGGATTATTTATAACTACCTGTTTATAAAGGATAAATTTACGGACTTAAAATCCCTCGTCCTTTGGACGTGCCGGTTCGACCCCGGCTCGGGGCACCACATATATAAAGGGCTTACCGGGCATTTTGCCGGGTAGGCCCTTTTTGTTTTGGTTCGCAAAACAGTCGTGGTGCGCAATTCCTAAAAAATGCCTTCTCCGGCGTCCTGCCGACGAACACCACTCCCCAAATCTGAAAGACTCAAATACTGTATTTTTATACAGAATTTGAGGATCCCCCATCATGGACATCGACTACGCCGAAGACTGGCCGTTTTGCCCCACCGAGGAACAGATGCTTAAACAGCACGCGCACCTGGTGGCGGAAGAAAACAGACTGCTGCGCGACGAGGTCGACCGATATCGCAAACGTCACGAAGCTCATCGACATGCACAGCGATGCGGCGCTCGAGCGTGACAAGCTCCGAATAAAGCTGAGAGACGCGGACAGCCGGATATCTGATCCTTGACCGTCGAGTCCTGCGGCACGCCTGCAGCCAGGTACAGGCCCATGCGCGAAGTGATTACGGTTTCACTCAGGTCAATCGTGCCGCGCTGCGTTTCCATGCGGCGCACTCTAAACAACCGCAAGTTTCCTGGAGACTTCAGAGCACCATCTCTTACAGGATGGTTTCCGCCGCACCTCCGATGGACACGAAGCATTGGTGGCTTCATCGCACGAGCAACACCCGTTATAGGATGGTCATATACTGCATACGAGCTTGGCAAAATAGGTTACGTAACGGTGAACGCCTACAACGCTATCGTAGATGAACAAGATCAGGTTTTTTAAAAATGGATAGAAGCCATCTAAACCATGAGGTAGTTGACTATCTCGCAGAGAGAATCTACTTTTATGTTGGATTTGGCCGAAAAGCATTCGAGACTCTCAGCCTCGCTACAAGAGTCAGTTGGGATCTAGGGCTTGACGGTGACGACGCAAGTGACTTTATGCAAGATTTTTTCGAACACTTTGGCGTTGACCCCGGTGACTACGACCACTATCGTTACTTCAAGCCAGAAGGGACTGACATTTTCGTATTCTTCAGATCTAAAGATCGGCGCGCAAAGACTGTAATGACATTAGGCATGCTGTATAACGCAGCCCAAACCAAAGCATGGGACTGCGAAACTCTTGAAAAAATCAACTTTAGCACTTTACCAATTTATAATCGTACCGAAGAAATTCCTATTGAGGGTTTTAGCATAAACACCAGGTGATATTTATATTAAAGGATGGCTGAGCAGAAGCATACATGACTGAGCTCGTTCAAAAGCGCTCCTCATGCTCGGTATAAATATTTAAACCTTGCGAATCCCGAACCGTGCGGCCTTGACCGTCGAGACCGTCGAGTCCTGCGGCACGCCTGCAGCCAGGTACAGGCCCATGCGCGAGGTAATTACGGTTTCACTCAGGTCAATCGTGCCGCGCGGTGTTTCCAACGCCCCGGAAAAGCTGGCCGACATGGTGAAAGGCTCTTGGTACTTGCCATCGACCGATAGTAGAACGTGGACGAAGCACCGCTGACCGTCTTGGTGATGGTCAACTCAGCCTCTCAAGCCAGAATGCCGCGCGACGAACCAATGATTTCCACCGCCGACACCATTTCGATAATGTCGCCGGCCGCCAGGTTGGCCTGCACCACGTTGGCCGTGGGTTGCATGTAGATGTAGCAGCACGCGCTGATCCAGACGGAAACCATCGATGTCCTCTTCCGCAGGTGAAAGCTCGCAAGGTGGCCATTCGCGAAGAGATCGTTCTGAAAGCGAAAGCAGCGCTGCGTGATCACCTGGACAACATCAACACCTCGTTCGGCGGCAAGGTGCGGCTGCTGGAGATCCCCGCAGACTTCGCCGGCGCGATCAAAGGCAAAAAAATATCGCCAGTCTGCGTGACGCCGCCGACTCTGAACTGGCCCGGGCCAAGATCGAGGCCAGCCAGATCGGCGACGGCATCCGCGCCAACCTGGAAAGCTTGCGCTCGCTCGCCGTGGATCATGCGTTTCTGTTCAACGATGCTCAGCAGATCGTGCTCAAGAACAATGATGACCTGGTGGCCCTCATCAAGGTGCGGATCAACGAGCACAAGCAGGCCGAGGAAGCGAAAGAGCTGGCGCAGCGTGAACGTATACGTGCTGAAGAATCAGCGAAGCTTGCGGCTACGGCCGAAGCAGCGCGAGTCGCTGAAGCTGAAAAAGCGAAAGCCAGCGCGCCCGCCCCGCAGGCCGCTGTTGCGCCCAAACCGGTAGAACAACCAGCTCCGAGAATGTCGGCCGTCGCTCCATCCGCGAAGGTTCCGCCCAAGCCGACAAAGCTTGAAGCAAACGTCACCGACCTTCATGCGCTGGTGAAAGCCGTGTACGAAGGTCGTGCGCCGATATCGGTCCTCACAGTGAACTGGGGCGCGCTGAACGACCTGGTCCACATTCAAGGCGATGATTTCCAAATGGACGGAGTAACCATCACACAGGTGGCAGCATGATGACTACCGAACTGAGCGCCATCCAGCGCAACAGCGTCCAGTCATCCAGGCTGGCCGCCGCGGTCAGAGAATTCCAGCGCAGCGGTGGCACGGTATGCGACCTTGGCTCATGCAGTATTGCGCCCCGCCCACCTCGTAAAGAGCCGCCGCACCGGCAGCCACGTTATAACGGCGCGGATCACCGGAAATATGTCGAGGAGGAGGAAGACCTGAAACTGCTTGAGCGCATCAAGGCGATGCGCGATCTGGGCGTCAGCCACTTCCAGGCCGAGAAGCACCGGGATCAATCGAACCACCATCAGGCGGATCGTCCAGAAGTACAGCCTGGACTACCCCAGCAGCCGGGCGAAATGAAGCGCCTGCAAATGCGCGTCCGCCACGGCAGACGCCAGCAACACATTCACTTGCCGCCCAGCGGCAACACGGAGCTGATAAATGACCCTGACTCAGAAACAGCGGGACGAGAGGACGGCGATCAAGCGGCAGAAAGCCGGGGAAGAGGAATTGCGGCACCGGGTAAGGCCGGGCATCAAACAAGCCATCCAGCGAATCAGAGATCGAGCTGACAGGATCGCGGTAAGCGAGCTATTGCAGATTGCGACGATGAAGATGGATCTGATGAGTGATGAAGAACTGGCTGCATTTCTCGTTTATCCGCGCCACGAAATCGTGGTTAGCGAATCCGTGGCGCGGGCAATCTAAGACGCGGGCGTCAGGAATATCCGGAGCGCCAACCAAGACGAATCAGGCGAGGCCATCTCATCGCTCGCCATCAATTGCTGCGACTGAGCTGAACGTTCTGGCTGATGCAATTGATGTTAGTCACCGTGCCCATGAAAGCATTCATCTGCACAGAGCACTTTTCAATATTCAGGCCGTTTCTGCCATCGCTTGAGATGTTGGTCACGTAAGGCCCTGCGGTTGAACAGCCAGCCAACACGGCTACGGCGGCAAATAAAGCAAAAATCGACTTCTTCAAAGTACAGCTCCTAGTGCCCGGCTCCATGCCGGTCACCCGTAATACCCCATCCCAAACCTATTTACCACCACCGGACACGGAGGGCGGCAAATACGGTTTCGCCCCTCTTCAACTCAACATCCCACCCAGTGGAATCAAGCCCCGGAGAAAACCATGTCCACACCTACCGATACAACCGAGTTTCTGAACGAGCTGAATGGCGGAGCCTTCGCCAGCCAGATTGGTTACGCAATTTCCGAAGTCGCCTCGGGCGTTGTCGAGCATGGCAAGGCCGGGAAGCTGGTCATCACCCTGGACATGAGCCAGATCGGCGATTCCCACATGGTGAAGATCAAACACAAGCTCGACTACAAAGTGCCGACAAAGCGCGGAACCCGCAGCGAGAATACAGCGCTGGATACCCCGATGAACGTCGGCACCGGCGGCCAGGTAACGCTGTTCGCTGAAGCTCCGCACCCTGGCCAGCTATTCGAGCGCGACCAAGCACCGGTCAAGCCGCGCACCTGATCAACCGCAACAACCCTTACTTCCCAAAGAGACCTGAAACATGTCCCTCACGAAAGAAGCAATTCAACTGATCACTGACACCGCGCTGATCGCAGAAGGCAAAGAGCTGAACACCGTCACGCCAACCATCGTGCTGCCCGAAGGCGCGAAGGTCGTGAACCTTGAGCAATACGGCGCTGGCCGCAGTCGCTTCCGTGGCACGTTTTCCACCAACTCCTTGGCGGACTTCGCCAAATACGTTTCCGACCGCGCAGTCTCCGACGCGAAAGGCTTCATCAATCAGGACGAAATGACCTGTTCGGTGCTGTTCAACCTGGGCAACGAGGAAGTGCCAGGCCACGCAGATGACCGCGCCGTGCTGAAGCTCAAGCCAACCGCTGCCTATCAGGCCGTGCAGGCCATCAGTGGCCGGGGCATGTCGCAGAAAGACATGAGCGACTGGATTGAAGACTGGCATAGCACGCTGTCGGCGGTCGGTGATGAGCTGCAGAACATCCCGTTGGCCAAAGCCATCGCAGCCGTGCGCACGATCACGGTCAAGGCATCTTCGGAAAGCGATCACACCGTCAGCGAAACACGCGCCAGCCGCAGCGCAATGGATGCTATCGAGGCGACTAGCAAGGAAACCTTGCCCACGTCGCTGATCTTCTCGGCTATTCCGTTTGAGGGCCTGCAACTGCGCGAAATCATTCTGCGAATCTCGGTCATCACCAGCGGTGCACAGCCGGTGCTGAAGCTGCGCTGGGTCGGCGAGGACGTGCAGCGCGAAGAGATTGCGCAAGAGTTCAAGTCGGTGCTTGAAGCGAAGGTGGGCGATGCCGCTTAGCTGGCTCTGGGCAGCTTCGCCGCCTGACTTTCAAAGCGTCACGCGCCGGTACTCCGGCGCTTTTTTATTCACACGCACACACTTTTTATTTGAACCACTTCAACCTTACTCAGGATTCTTCTGTGATCCCTCGAAATCGATAGGGCCTGTATGGATGAAAAGCGCGGCATCCAACCGGCTACTTTTTTCCGAACTTGATCTGGGGTCTCGATTGAAAAGTGAACCGCGTACCCGCTGCCAGAGTCATGCCTCTGGATGTTCGTGACGTATTGAGCGACCTCCCACGCATCCAGGCCGATAGCCCTGCCGAGTATTCCGTTGCGGCGAACTTGGTCTGACTCTTCTGGCTGACTGTTCACGATCACTCCTTGAACCGGCCCTATGCCGATCATCATCTATAGCTCACCCCCAGCCTATTTGCCACCACCGGAACCGGAGGGCGGCGCATGCAATGCAGAAGCTTCCCCCCTGGCGGCTCCAAGATGGTCGCGGTCGCGAAGCAAAGGAATTGCGAGGATGCAAACAATAGAGTCAGGCCACTGGGTAATCATCATTTGCGGATGCGCCTTTGACGTATCGACATAGAGCATGAAGTATTGCTCACCCACGTTAAGGTCGGCATCCGTGAAAAGAATATGGAGCTCATCCCCGATTCCATCGCCGGCTCCGCGGAACGAAAACTCAAAATTGGCAGACTCCCCCTTGTCTAGGGATTCAAGACTTTTTGTGGCCGCTTTTAAATCCCCTTTGAATCCGAACATCACTCTTGACACTGGAGCGCCAAGGTTCTTGAAACTGAATCTGAGATCATGCAGGTCCCCCGCATGCATCCCGCCTGACCCGGTCGCTACAAAGAATGGCTGAATCAACGCTGCTCGTTGTCTCTTAGCCTCTGCAGCGCTCGCGAGATCAGCCGATACCTTTTCGCGATTTACGGATACTAGGTCTCGCTGGGCTTCAACTGAGTTCCTAAGTTCTTCGGCTTGGAGGTGTAGCGCCTGAGAGCTCTGACGGAGCTCTATGCCTTGCTGGAAAAATCCAAGCACCAACCACAGAACTGCCAGCGGCCCGAATGCGCCGGCGAGAAAATCACCTACCTCATTCAGACTCATCGTCCTCAACGTCTCGATGCGGTCGCCCACCAGCCACCAAATCAATAATAGATAAGCGCTACTTATCAACGCGCCCGCCCAAGCCAATGTCCTCGCCATAACACTCTCCATACAAAGGTACTTAGGAGAATACCATGACGATACTGAGTGCCGATAATGAGAGCCGAAGCGGTTCAACCGGCTACGAGGCCAAAAACTGATTCAAGATATCCCAAAACAATACCGCAAGCCCTATCACCACTTTCACTAACTCCAAGCACTTAATCAGCTTTTCCATATCATCACCTCGACGTCATTGAGGTGAATTGTCCTAGCCAACGTCTTATCGTTCCACTTGGGGTTTTTCCATGCTTTCACCGTCGCTCGATCTCGCTGGTTCATCTGCGTTTACACCTGTGCAATTGGTAGATGCCAAGTGTGGTGGAGAAAAAAACCTTCATAAAAGCAACTTTCCGAAAGCCTAAAAGGGGAAGTAAATTTCCTCGAACAGCGCCGATAAATACCAAATTTCTGAAATGAAGTGGGAAATTAAAACTTTCCCATTCTCTACTATTTACCAAGCTTTTCATTCACATCGCCATTCGGAATCGCTTATGAGCCAGCTCCACCAGATACTGGTAGGCGACTGCATCGACATGATGCGCACGCTGCCAGATGAAAGCGTGCATACGTGCGTGACCAGCCCGCCCTACTACGGTCTGCGTGACTATGGCGTAGAAGGCCAGATCGGCCTTGAGGAAACCCCTGCCGAGTTCATCGCTCGGTTGGTCGACGTGTTCCGCGAAGTGCGCCGGGTGCTACGCGCTGACGGAACGATCTGGGTGAACATGGGCGATAGCTATGCAGGTAGCTGGGGCGCGCATGGCCGGGACGACATGGGCGTCGGTGTTTCGACACTCAGCCAGCGCCAGGTTATGGCTAGCCAGCGTAAATCGAAAGCGACAACCCACGCCGAGTACAAGCCGAAAGATTTGATGGGCATGCCCTGGCGCCTGGCATTCGCTCTGCAGGACGATGGCTGGTATCTGCGGCAGGACATTATCTGGCACAAGCCCAACCCTATGCCGGAATCGACACGCGACCGCTGCACGAAAGCTCACGAATACCTGTTCCTGCTCAGCAAGTCGCGGCGGTACTTCTACGACCAGGACGCCATAAAGGAACCGGTGGCAGCAAGCTCTATCGCCCGCCTAGCTCAGAACGTTGACGATCAAGCGGGAAGTGATCGAGTGCCGGGCAAAACAAATGGGCCGATGAAAGCAGTGCGCAGCAGGCGGGACAGCTTCAAGCGGGAAGACTCGAAGCGGGAGCAGGCAATTCCCGGACAGACAGTCGGCACCCATAGACCTGATCGGGATGACAGCGATTACCCACTGGACGTGCGGAACAAGCGCTCCGTCTGGTCAGTGCCCACTGTAGGCTATAAGGGCGCCCACTTCGCTACCTTCCCGCCCGACCTGATCAGGCCATGCATTCTGGCCGGAGCACCGCGCGGCGGCGTGGTGCTGGACCCATTCGGCGGTGCCGGTACCACGTCGCTGGTTTCAATGCAGGAAGGCCGCCGCTCGATCATCTGCGAGCTGAATCAGGAGTATGCCGCACTGGCCCGCGCTCGTATCGACACAGCCTGGCTGGATGGCGCGGCGCAAATGGATGTGTTTCGGGACTGCGCTCAGCCTGACGTCATATTCGCCACGATCTGAACCAACACCATAAATGCTGCTGATATGGCAGCGGCGCTGTTCCATTTCGCCTGAGCTCTGACGGTAGGCACAAGATCCGCACCGTTGGCGATTATGTGACCGTGATACATACCGTCGGATACCTCGTTGAATTCCGGTGGGGGCTTTACCCTGACAAAGGCAGCGCACACCCAACAGAAAGCGGAAAACAGTCCGGTGCCCAGCGATACGAAATTCAAAGCGTCCTTTAGATCCACGGTTCCTCCAATACCGACCTCATGTCGGGCAGCACACCAATACCCCATTTCAACGACTTACGCGACCCCGGCGAGGAACTCGCATGTCACCCTAGCCGACCGAGCCACTTAATAATCTCTGCATAATAGCGCTATTTATCAGATCACTTCTAAATGGCATCAAATCGTCTTTGCTTGCGCTTCCAAATAAGCCGTGATCCATCATACCTTCAAAAATGAAGATTTTCTGCGGCAAGGAAAATATCATCACATAAAAAACAAGCAGCTTTTCATCTGAGGACATCTGTGCGAAAACGGCTCGCATTGCAAAATCCAGATCATCTTTTCCTGCTTTACTTGCTAGAACATATTCAATCACGAACAACACTGACTCAATATAGTTAGCTATACCTGACCAATACTTCCCTGTCCAGGCCGCGTATTCTGGCATTAACCGCTCATACATTTCCTCTCCAAGCCCACGTTCTGCGAGGTAAAGATAATCCTCCTGCAATCTATTCAAAGCATATCCAACTGCTCGGTGACCGTCATACTCGACCGAAGGCCCAAAAAGCTCTGCTCGCATAAATTTAACTGACGATACTGAGGTATGCATTAATGAAAGAAGTTGAAAAAGCCGAGAATCGAATGCCGAAGCTTCGTGCCTTTTTTCAGCCCTGTTACTTTCAGCTTGCTGCGCTCGCAACGTAATCATCAGCCCAGTAAGAGCAAAAAAAGATAGAATTGGATTCAAGACCCCGCCAAAATAGTCACCGAACTGCCCCCATATCTCTTGAGAGGTAGAAATGTCGAAAGGGAAGCTTAAACAATAAAACGTCAAGACCGCAACTACTACAACAGCCGCAAGCACGATCGCAGAATATACCAAGCAATTAATTTTTAATTCATTAGTTAACCGAGATCGCCTAGCACTAAAAGTTATCACATGAGTTCCCTGTCTGATATTTCCGCTAATACACAACCCAAGTATGACGACTCATAAAATCCTGATCAAGTGGAGAACACCCATGTCCGATAAAACAACTGACCCGAAAAAGCTCGAGCGTGCTATCCGCAAGATCAAGCATTGCCTGGCGCTTTCGCCAAGCTCGAACGAGAACGAAGCAGCCACAGCGATGCGCCAGGCGCAGGCGCTGATGCGTGAATACCACCTCAGCGAAACGGACGTGAAGGTCAGCGACGTTGGCGAGGCTGAATCCTCTATGTCGCGCGCTGCACGCCGCCGGTTATGGGATCAACAACTGAGCGCCGTTGTGGCCAAGGTGTTCAACGTCAAGGCCCTGCGTTACACCCATTGGTGCGAGACCAAAAAGAATCGCGTCGAGCGTGCGAAGTTTGTAGGGGTGAGCCCTGCCCAGCACATCGCTCTGTACGCGTACGAAACTCTTCTTGCGAAGCTGGCGCAGGCTCGGAACGCATACGTTTCCGGGGTACGTGCCGGCAAGTTCCGGAGCAACTATTCCGCCCCCACTGCCGGCGATCACTTCGCCATAGCCTGGGTGTTCGCGGTTGAGAGCAAGTTGCAACAGCTGGTGCCGCGCGGTGAAGAAACAACAACGCATGAATACCAAAGCGCAGGACAGGGGCTGGTAGCAGTAGAGGCCCAGCACCAAGCGCTGATCGAAAGCTACCTAGCAGACAAGCAGATCGGCAAAGCCAGGAAGGTCAGAGAGGCAGAGCTCGACCTAAACGCCCAGATCGCCGGGATGCTGGCCGGCACCAAGGTCGACTTGCATGCAGGCCTAGCCAACGGGGCGGAGCAAGCGCCAGCGCTCACAGCAAGTGCCTGCCCCTGATCGCTTGAAAGCTATTGGTCACGCCCCTCACGATCTCGAATGTGCGTGGGAAGGCACGGATCGTCCGGGTCATATAGATAGCGGCCTGTACCCTTCTGGAAATCAGAAAGGTCAGAAAGCGAATACTTAAGATCACTTAGATCACCCTGAATACTCTCGATTTGTTTGTGTCTTTCGTTAGCAAACCATGCCCTGTCAACCTCTATCGCGTCTATTCGAAGCGACAACCTCTTCAGTTCGGAAAACAGCAATAGAACGGCAATCAGTATTGCCACGAGTAGAACAACAACCCACACCGACCAAGATATATCCACGTTTTACCCCTATTATGAATGCGCAATATAGCGCCGAGGCCGATTTATGCTCAATCTCTTCTGGCGACTGCTCGCCAAGCTACTCGCGCGCCCGGCAATCGCCGCCTAGCTAATCACCCCTTGACCAATCTTAGATGAGGGCGAGACCTAGGCGGCGGCAGGAACTCCGTCTTCGCAGATTCGACGATATCGCCCAGCGCCGCTAAGTAAATTTTGCACAGCTCGCTAGTACTAAGCTCCCTTAAATGCTCTGGAACCGACTCAGGCATGCTATGAAAAACCTGCCTCGCCTCAACAAGCGATGATGGTATCTGAACGTAGTATTTAATTGGCTCTCCGTCCCCAATATCCAAAAGCCAACCGGAGCCGCCGGTTTCGTCACCAACGAAAAAGCCAGTGCTATCAAACGGTGGTTTTTCGAGATCGCTGAGTATATTGGAGTTAAAGGACTTAACATTAATTTCCCGATTAACGTCTAACTGCCCTCGTTTTTCAAGATTGTTTCTGGCTTCAACAAAGTATTTCATTAATGGATCTGCTTTCATTCGTTCCTGATGAGGACTGTACCAAGCAGTAAACTTTTGCTCGCCGACAATAGTTTTTAGATTTTGTATAACAAATGTTACTGACCTGCCAAATACAAGTACGTTCCGCAATCCGGCAGTTTTTTGCTCAGGAGGTCCGGAGTTCAAAATATTTAATCCGAAGTGCGCGGTGCTTAAAGTTTGCTCAGTACGAGCAAGAGCTTGCTTTACTTCTTCGATGTCCATGTATGGTTTCTTCCAGTATTTTCCGTTGAAGTTTTTTCGCTCGCTTGCGCTGTAGCGCACAGTTCGGCGAATACCGCGGTACCTGGTGACAGTCTATGTCAACTGGTACCTAACATGTCTTTCGTAATGATCCTGCCTTAGATGGACGGGACGGAGCTATGCCATTGATCAACCAAACCAAAGAACGCCCCATCCTTTTCTCGGCTCCGATGGTGCGCGCCATCCTATCTGGCCGAAAGAAAGTCACGCGGCGTGCGCTCAAGGTTCAACCGCACATTGATGTTAGCGGTAATTTCTGTGTGGGTGGCGCCAACTACGGGCAAGACATTTACGGCAAGCCGGTAACAAAACACTTTGTCAGCAGCCACTGCCCTTACGGCCAACCCGGCGACCGGCTATGGGTAAGAGAGGCTTGGCAGGATGACGCTCAGGTGAATGCGATCGCGCCGCGAGAGCTGAGCCATGGTGAACCGATTCAGTACCCGGCGGATGGAGCCTCGAGGCAAAACGGATGCTCGATGATCACGCCAGGGAAAACTCGGCCATCCATTCACATGCCGCGCTGGGTCAGCCGCATACTGCTGGAGATCAATGATGTGCGGGTTGAGCGTCTGCAGGACATCAGCGAAGGGCAGGCAGAGGGCGTCAACTTCCTGCGTTCAGCACCAGACCTCGATGAGACGCTGACCGCTGCGCAGCTCTTCGATTGCCTTTGGTCGTCCATCAACAGTGCCGATTCATGGAACGCCAACCCATGGGTCTGGGTAGTTGAGTTCAAGCCGGTGACGCGATGACAGGCTGCCAAGCATTAGAACAAGCCTGCGTCAACGACGTCAGCCTATGCTAAGCAACCGCGCTGGCGGTTTCTCATCAGCTTTCCGGTAGAGATATTGACGCCATTCCCGAAAGGCGCTTTGCTGACGCGAGCATGCATCCCTCCACTGCTCACCACCCACCTGCCCCACATGCAGGGCCATCATTATTTCAGTGGCCTTGTCGAGCTCGCCCACTAAATCATGTGCATTGGTTGTATCGAAATAATTGGTGTTCAT